AAAACAACAGCATCCAAATAATACGGCCTACCATCCCCTTCCCTAAACAGGGCCGAACACCTCCTGTGCTGATAATATCCCGAACCATCAGGTTCAATCCAATCCTCCTCACAATCGATTATCGACGTAATCGGCTCCTTCAGACAAAGCTTCTCAACGACATGACCCAACGACCTAGCCACATAAGGAGCTGAAAATCCACTCTGCCCAGATTTTGAAAACTTATCAACCAAAGACTTTATCTCTGGAATGAAATCCCAAAGTATATCCCACTCACCATTTTTTTTGGCAATCTCAAATTCATCATCAACAAAACTCATATAATAGAAATATTTTTTAAAACCCGTTACCACCAAATATATCCATCACTACCGAAAGACGTTTAGTGATACTCGGCATCCCAAGCGGTGATATAATAGAATTGATCGGTGAAAGAATCGACTTCTCAAACTGAGTGTCCAAATCTATCTCCGGAGCAAATTCTATAGGATACGATCCCCTAGTATAAGCAAACACATCATTCACCGACTTGTCCTTACAGTAATAATACTTTATCTTGGTTCCCGACTTGATGAAATCATACTTGGAATGCAATCCCTTGTTCTTGTGAAGAAGATGGTTGTGATAAGCCGCCGCCTTCACAGCAAAATGAGCTCCCTGAAGAATCACCATCTTGTCCTTGTCGTCCAAAACCTTTTCCTCATACTTGTTCACCGACGACTGCATGCAGATGTCATCAATCCGATCGGGAACACAAAGATCAAACTCCTTCTTCAAATTCTTGACAAGCTTGAGTAGGTCCCTGACGTTGAACGTATCGGGATGACTGAACAGATACTTGACAATACCGACAATCTTATCCCTCGCGAACAAAGGTGTCGATGATCTGACAAGCTCAACACCCTTCGGATACATGTACGTCAGACGGTCATACGGTATGCCGTCCTCATAGACGATATGCTGGATGTATTTCTTCTTGGCGATGTTGATTATCGACTCCGAAATCCTTTCCAACTCGAAATCCTGCTTGTTCTCAACACCATACTCCCCAGCATGTTCCTCAAGACATTTCTTGAAATACCCAGCATACCGATGCCTGTCCAAGTCATGAATGAAATCCAACTCGGTCTTATACTGATGCCTCCACTCACAGTGATCCATGGCAGGCTTGAACGATACAAACAAGGAATCCGTGTCTGCATAAATACTAACCTCCTCACTCCGAGGAATCGGAGTGACGTTTTTTAAATTCATCTTCTCATGAAGATCGGTGTCGAGATGCCACTGGTTATACCAATATTCCTCGTTCACCTTGTGCATTTTTTGGGTGAGGGTCCTTCCCTCCGCTGTAATCGTACCCGCCACATGATTGTTGAACAAAATGAAATAGGGGGTTGCGAAGGCACCGTATGACCCATTCAATACTAACTTTAGTCTCTAATTCCCCCCATCAAATGAATGATGGGGGGACCGGGAGAGCGAGCTGTAAGGCATTGTAAAAGTCTACATCCCTCTTCAGCTCGCTCGCTTTGTTTTTTAGAGACTGGAGTTTTTTTAATTTCTCCTCTCTTGTCATAATATTTTTATTTTTTTTACAAATAGTCCTAAAGGGGACTAACGATTTTAATATATAATTAAAATATAGATTTTATATGATAAAAGAGGAACAAGTTTTAGTGAAAATTAATCTTCGCAACATCTCACACTATCTGAACTTAGGATATTCTATTGATAATTTCAACATGAAGGAGGGTAGGGAAATAATGGTTAAAGTCACCGATATCCCCAAGAAATCACATTTCAGGATAACCGCAATATGTGAGATATGTAAGAGCGAAAATAGCATAAAGTTGTCTAAGTATTATGTGAATCTCGAAAGAAACAACAAAGGATACTATTCGTGCTTCAACTGTAAGAACATCGAAAAGGAAAAAACCTGTCTGAAAAAATTCGGAGTAAAATCATTCTCACAGACGGACGAATTCAAAAATATAGACAGATCAGATTGGAATTATGAGGAGAGATTCGAGAAAGCTAAAAAGACTAGTCTTGAAAGATATGGAGTCGAGCACTATTTCGAATTGGATTCGATGAAGGAGTTGAATAGAAAATGGATGTCATCAAGGGATTTTAAGGAAAAGTCAAGAAACACGATGTTGGAAAAATACGGTGTAGACAGTTACTCGAAAACAGAAGATTTCAAAAACACTATGGTTGGAAACAAAGATAAAATTGTCGCAAAGATTAAAAAGACTTTCATGGAAAAATATGGGGTTGAATGGACATCCAATCTGGAATGGGTTATGGAAAAAGTGAAATCGACAAGAGTCAAGAACGGGTATGATATCCCAGATGAACAACTGTCCGATTTCGATAAGTACAGGAAAAAGGTCAGAAACCTAACCAATAAATCAATAAAAAAACTGTACGAGGATTGGGATGGCACAGATTACTATGACAGTGAATACATAAAGGGAAATTTCTGCTACTCATCAACACACAGACTTTATCCTACCGTGGACCATAAAATATCAGTCCATTTCGGATTCATAAACAACATTCCTTACGAGGAAATAGGTTCCATGGAAAATCTGTGTATAACAAAACGATGTATAAATTCATCAAAAAGACAGCTTATAGAAGAAGAATTCGTCAAGATGATCGACCCTCAAACCCCCTGACCTTCTTGACGTATTTCTTCTTTTCCTTTTTCGGGATCCACCTGAGGTCCATTATGTCTTTGCTGAAGAAATCCTCGAGTTTCAGGGATTTGTATGGGTTTGGTGACAGTTCGGCCAATTTGTTCAGGTCTTTCACCTTGGATATTCTGTACATCAGTCCGTAGGGGTCGGTTGGGTTTTTTCTGTCGACTATGTCCTGGAAAAGTTTTTTCCACAGAAAGACCGGGTAGTTTTCTTTTATCTTGAGCTCTGACTTGTCGAATCCTGCCTGATCGTTGTCGTAGAAGTATTGGAGTTCGAGGTTGTTGGATTCTAGGAATTTCATGTCGGTCTCGACTCCGACCACACCGATGGAATTGGGGTAGAAAAGGGAGTCTAGATATCCTTCAAATACGGTTATTGTTGATCCGAAATCGACGTTGAGGATGTTGAAATAGTAGCTCAGTTTGTTGTAGATCACCAGTTGGTTTATGTCGATGTCGGTTATTTCCTCGACTGAGTGGATCCATTTGTAGAGTGTCTCGAAATTGTAGATTTTGAAAAGTCTTTTTCTTCCTTCTTTCAGGTTTCTTATTTGGATTCCGAGGACCTTGTCACCTCTTCGGTTGAGAAGGCATATTATGGGTTCGTACCGGTCGGAATTGTACCAATATCTGGCTTCCCAGATATTTTGGTGGAGGTTTGGTGAGATTCCGCGTCCAGTGAGGTATTTGAAAACCAGGCTTCCTGGTTGTATCGGCTTGAAATCAGTTATTATTTGTTCCCCGCTGTTGAATATTCTCTGGAGATCCTTCATATCCAGAAGACGGTCAAACTGAGCGTCCATGAGATCATCCTCGGCGTCCCGATATGACATGGTCTCGTTGAGGTGGTTGATGAGTTCCAGTTTTTTCTCGGGGTCCATCCTTTGGTCGAAATCCTTGGCGAATCGGTCAAGGTTGGTTTTCTTTCCGCAGTTGAAGCAGACATAGATAAGTTTGTTCCACCATATGTTTCCCCTTTTTTTGGACTCGCTTTTTCCGTCTCCGCAGTAAGGACAGCAGAAATTTAACCTATCGTGGAATTCTAATATTCTTCTTCTATTTTGGGAAGTGAATTCGGTATTCAGGATGTTCTGAACGATATTTTTGAAATAGACCTTATCCATTTTCATGATATTTTTTTATTGGGATAAGTTTTTTCTGTATATTTGAGTTATGGAAAAACAATTCGGAAAGCTTACGAGGGTCAGAACAGTATCGGACCGGAAGAACCCGTATTTCGACGACGGTAGGGTGTTTGTGGGATATTTCACCGAATCTCCCCAAATCGGTAGGGGGTTCACTTTTTGGCAAAAGAACGACATTCCGATTTACACCACCGTGGTTGTCGAGATTATCGACAATTTTACCTTCAGGACCGAAAATACCATTTACCATCTGATTACAGTAGAAGAAGAAAGAGATCTTAAAATAAAAAACATAATCGAGAATGAATAACAAGGAAAAACATATGGAACTGCTAGAATTGATATTCCACTACGTCAATTCGACTGAGGAAAAAATATCCTCATCTAAGTCAAGCTTCAGATACGAGAAATTAGATAAATCGAATGAGAAAAAGGAAGTGAGATACCAGGATTTGAAAGCGTATAGGTTCGAAATAGTCAAACCCGAAATGAAAATAAAATTCGATATTTCCATTTTTCGGAAGGAAGGGTTTTTCTCGGACAACCACATCATCGAGATACTACCAAGGGAGAACCGGGATTGGGGATCGAGACATGATGTTATCATCATAGACACCCACATTTCGGGATTTCCGAAAAAGATTCTCAGAAAGATATTCGACACTCTTGAGAAAAAGGAGTCTGAATTCTTTCTGAAACAGAAAGAATCCCAATTGGGAGGATATATCGAGGAAATCCAAAAAGGAATAGATAAGTCGTATTCAAGGGACAACAAGATAGAAAATCTCCTGAAATAAAAAAGAGAGGAACAAATCCTCTCTCTTTTTTTTATTTCATTTTTCCAAGTGTCTTAGCCAACTGAAGCTGTCTGTATTTCGACAAATCCCTTTTGCCCAATCCCTGGACTCCTGGGGTTTCTGGATCCTTGTCCTTTTTCCTAAGAGATGAGAGTTCACCTTCTATGTCGGAGGAGCTGATTTTCTCGCCTTTTTTCTTGTGCATTTTCCTTCTGAGGGAACCTGGTCTTTTGATGGCGTCGGAAATCCACTTTTTTTCGTGAACCTCTTCCTCATGGGAGGTTTCGTCCTCCATCATGCACATGCTTGTGAGTTCTTCGGAGGACATGCTTTCGAGTTCCTCGCGGCCCCATCCGCAGTCGCAGAGTTTGCCGATCATTTCCTCGCGTCCCATATCGACGGAACCGTAGGATTCGAATGTTTTCAGGTGTTTCATAGTCTATTTCTTATTTTTTCTCTTGTAGGCAAACTCCTTATACAAATCCTTTGCCAATCCAGTTCGGTTTTTAGCCATATTGTGATAGTCATCCTTGGGAAGATCCCTGGTGCTGGGATTTCTCCACTGCGCGTCCGAAGTCCATTTGCTGAACGGGACTATTGATGATTCGAGTCCAGGAGCCTGGTGCGACGATTCGTGCATCTCCCCTCCCCGGAACTTGGTTCTTTTTCCTCCCTTGAGTTTGGGATCGGTTGTCTTGAACACCGACAGTTTCATCTGGTGGTCGTCCTCATATTCGAGGGCAGATTTTTCCTTGAAGAACTTCTGTATGTGTTCGACATTCTTGGGATCGTCGTCGGAGAATCCGACCGAAACGCTCTTGACTCCGAGCTTCTTCCCGAAACGGTTGCATTTCTCGATGAACCTGTCAAGCGCCTGTTGTTTTGCCATTTCCGGATTGGCCGCGGTCGACTGTCCGAATTCCCTTGCGAAAGAGTCGGAGCTGACTCCGTAATAGTCACAGTTGTCAAGATAGTCCTTAATAAGTTCGGTTTCCGAAAGCTTTCCCTTGGGAATCCTTTCAAGTTCCTCAGACTCATACGGGGAGAACAGGTAAGCGTGTTTCAGGCAGTTGGAATACATCAGGAACTGCTGGTCTTCGGTCAGGACCTGGTCCACTATGTACTTGACGGCGGATTTGATGGACTCGGGCTCGTGTCCCCTTGCCGTCACGATTGCGAAAAGAGCCCCTTCGGTCAGGCATTTTATGAAAGCGTCCCATGAAGGCCCGAATCTTCCCTGGCTGACAGCATCCATCGTGTCCTCAAGGAATGCCCTATCCCCCCTGGAACCGTAGTCCCGGAATTCGGAAAAGGCGAAAACCGGATCGTTGTTTCTCAGACGGTAGTTCTCCTTGTCGTTTCTGACAGTGGCGAATTCGGCGGTCGAGACGTCGATCGGGGACCATCCGTCACCGACTTTCCGGTCCATGTGGATCACGGTCGGCATGTGGAGTAAATTGTCATCCCAGTCGAATGCGTAATAATGGAGCTTGAAATCCCGTTTTGCCTCGTTGAAGCTTGAGTATCTTCTTATTTTCATTTTAGTGTTTGCGGTACTTCATTTTCTTTGTGTTGAAAAATGCAGAGAACGATTCAAGGGCGCCTTCTTCCTCTCCCATTTCCTCTTCTTCCATTTCCTCTCCGGATTCTTCCTCACCCATTTCCTCTTCGGCTTCCTCTCCCTCATCTCCGAGGTCTGATTCTTCCTCTCCGAAAGCGGACATTTCCTCATCTCCCATTTCCTCCATATCTTCACGATCTTCGGTTCCAGGTTGGTCCTCGCCGCCTTCGAGCTCGAATTCCTCGATTACTTCCCCGTCTTTTAAAGCCTGAACCATAACTTTACCTTCTTCGGATTCGGATATTGTTATTTCGTATCCATGCATTTCAATAGTTGTTTTCATACAAATATTTATTTTTTTTTATATATTAAAAATCGAATTCCGTTTTTGACATATCCTATATATTAAACTTTTCAGGCGAAAAGGACTAAAATCAAAAAACCAAAAACAAATGTCAAACGACTTTCTCAAATACGCGACCAAACACCATCGCATTTCATCAACCTATATCGATTCCTACAAAAGGAAAAACTCGACCCATCTGATTCTGGACGACTCAGGAGAGGGAATAATGGTCGACATATTCTCAAAACTGATCGACAGCCGGATAATATTCCTTTCCAATGAGATGGAATCCGACATCTGCAACATAATCAAGGCCCAACTCCTTTATCTGGAACAGATGGATTCCGAAAGGGACATCAAAATCTACATCGACTGTCCAGGAGGATCGGTCTATTCGGGATTGGGCCTTCTCGACACCATGGAATACGTCAGTCCCGACATTATGACCATCAACACGGGTTTGGCTGCATCGATGGCTGCCGTTCTTCTGGCATGCGGAACCAAGGGAAAGAGAAAATCCCTGAAGAGGGCGAGAACCATGATACACCAGCCCCTTTCGGCCAGTTACGGATACTCACAGGCATCGGATATGGAAATCGAGGCCAAGGAGGTGAACTCACTGAAAAGGGAACTTTATGAGATACTGTCGGAAAGGACCGGACAGAAATTCGAAAGGATAGAAAAGGATTCGGACAGGGACTATTGGATGAACTCAGAGGAGACCCTTAAATACGGACTGATCGACGAGATTGTCAGAAAAAAATAAATCCACCTTACGGTGGATTTTTTATTTACCCTCATCGGGTTTCTTTTTGGGTTTGGGTTCCTGTTTTGGTCGGTCCGCAGGCTTTTTGACATCCTGTTTCTTGGGAGCCGTCTTTTTAGGCTGTTCGGGTTTCTTGGTTTCCGGTTTCTTGACATCTTTCTTGACATCCGAATTATGGGACTTGTTCGGTTTGGGTTTCCTTGATTTAGACTTTATGTCCTTGACAGTCTCAACCTTCAGGGGAGTAGGACTCAAATCCTTAATCAGTTCGGCATCGGTGATGATTGTCCTGCCATCGGCGATGTATTCCGTCTTGGCGGATTCCTTGTCTTTGGACATTCTCTCTTCCAAATCATTAAATATCGATTCGGAGATCGCTTTTCCAATCTCAACCGTCGTTTCGTCAATCGTGGATTTCAGCTCCAGAAGTTTGGAAGTCAGATCGGGATAGTTCTTCGAATTTTCCAGAAGATAGTCGATGTAATGCGTGAAACTCGACATTTCTGTTTTTTTATCGACATCAGTCTCAACGGTTTCAACGGTTTCGGCTGTCGGAAGGTCTCCTGTCGGACCGACTGGAGAAAACAACTCCATTTCAGGTTCGGTTTTTTTGCTTTCCTTTTTGGAAAGTCCGGTTTTTTCCAGGACAAAAGTCCATATTTTTTTCAAAAAATCCATATTTCAATTTTTTTATATATATATCAAAGTATTTGGTTCCCCTCCACCAAAAACATAAAAGGTAGGACATGTTTTCATATATATAGGTATATGAAATGTCAATATAGAAACTGTCAAAATGATTTCAGTGGAAGAAATAATAAGAAATATTGCTGCATAAAATGTAAAAGAAATGAAGCTAAATATAGAAAAAGAAATAAGATAAAATGCCTAAGAAATTGGAGTGGGAGGAAATAATAAAAAGATCATCCGATATCCATAGTAATAAATATGAATATAGGTTTCAGATCCATAAAAACGGTAGAGATAAAATTTCAATCACATGTCCGACACATGGTGATTTTAATCAATCAATAGAAGCGCATTTGAATGGGAGAGGTTGTCCCTCTTGCGCGGGCAATACAAAATATACGAAAGAAAGTCTTAAAATAAAGTTATTTTCAATCTACTCAGACAAATATGAATATGATTTAGATGGATTTAAAAACAACGAAAGTATAATAAGGATCAAATGCGACTTACATGGTTGGTTTAAAATGAAGGTGGCTAACCACCTTCATGGTCAAAAATGTAAAAAATGTTCACATATGGTCTATTCAAATGATGATTTCAAAGAAATTTGTGATAGACTTCATAATGGATATTATGACTATAGTTTAGTTGATTACAGAAGCTATAAGTCAGTTATTAAAATAATATGCCCTAAACACGGAATTTTTGAGCAAAACGCAAGGACTCACTTTAGAGGACACGGATGTCCTCTTTGTAAAGTATCAAAGGCGGAATTGAAAATTTTATCCTTTTTTAAAAGCAGAAATATTGATATTGAAAGACAGAAAAAATTCGACGGTTGTTTTAACAAGTACAAACTCCCATTCGATTTCTATCTAACTAATCAAAATATTTGCATCGAATATGATGGATATCAACACTTTCATCCAGTTGATTTTTTTGGTGGGGAAAAAAATCTCATCATACAAAAAAAGAGAGATACTATCAAAGATAGATTCTGTGATGAAAACAATATAAGACTATTTAGAATAAAATATGATGAGGACATCGATAAAAAATTAGAATCAATATTGAATGAAATTCAAATATGACCCAGCTAGTGAAAAATTATTGGTATCAGAGGCATCTAGAATAGAATACCATCAGATGAAAATATGGCTGACCAGAAAAATAAAAGGATGGAGGTTTTTACCAGCGGTGAAAATGGGAATATGGAATGGAGATGTATCTCATTTCGACAACGGGAAGGTGAATTTGGGCCTTTGGAAGGAATGCTGGAAGGCATGCAAGGAGATAGGTGTTCCCTTCAACATGGAAAACAAGGAAGACTTTCCGCTCAACAGGGAGGTGACCTTGGAATCGGTGACCGAATTCTGCAGGGACTTCTTCAGGCAGTATAAGATAAGGGACAAAAAAACGGGACAGTGGATTCCCTTCATGCCCTATGATTATCAGATCGAGACCGCCTTCAAAATCCTCAAAAACCGGTATTGCATGGCCGAGGTGGCCACATCGGGAGGAAAATCCCTGGTCATTTCGATAGTCATGTTCTACACCCTTAAAAACATCAATCCCGACGCGAAGTTCCTGATAATAGTTCCTTCGATAACACTGGTGACCCAGTTCTACGAAAACATCCTCGAATACAACTACGGAACCAACTATCTCGAAAAATACGGGGACAAGATCGAATTCAGGAACCATCTTATAGACTCGATACTCGAAGAGGATCCCGACTACAATCCCTGCCACATCAAGATGGAGGAAATTATGTCAGACAAGCCAAGAAAATGGACAGGACCATCCCAACCCAACGTGTTTGTCGGATGCTACCAGTCCCTTGAGAAATATCCGAAGGAATTCTTCCAGCAGTTCCATACTGTGGCATGTGACGAGGCTCACGGGGCCAAGGCCACCACACTTACCTCCATCCTGAAAAGGACATTCGGACACGCCTATAACCGGTTTGGGGTTTCAGGAACCTTTCCCACCGACGAGACACTTGAAATACTTACAATTCAGTCGGTTTTGGGACCAAAGGTGACACAGATCGAGGCATCGACCCTTGTCAAGTCCGGAACGATAACACCGATGGAGGTTAAGGCGGTGATACTGAACCACGCGTCGGCGGGGATGAACGAACAGCTTCAGCACATCAAAAAAAGCGGAGGAGGAGCCAACGCATACAGACTTGAGAACGAATACATACAACAGTCCAAAAAAAGACTTGAATTCCTAAAGAAGCTCGTGTCCAAATGTCAGGAAAACACACTCCTTCTGTTCAACACACTGGAATTCGGAACCAAAATTTTCGAGGAGCTGAAATCCGAAATAACCGACAAGGACTTTTACTACATCGCTGGTGAGATAAACAACAAGAACCGTGAGATAATCAAAAAGGAGATGGAAAAGACCGACGGAAGGGTCAAGGTCCTTGTGGCCTCATATGGAACTCTGAGCACGGGAGTGTCAATCAATGCCATATTCAACGTGATATTCGCAGATTCGGCCGGAAAATCCGAACAGAAAGTCATACAGTCGATCGGAAGGGCTCTCAGAAAACACGACAAGAAAAAAGTGGCCACGATTTTCGACCTGGTCGACGTGTTTGACCCCAAGGAAATGAACAACATACTATACCGACACTTTCAGGAAAGGGAAAAATTCTACAAGAACAGGAACTATCCCTATAAGGTTATAAAAATCAATCTATAGGTCCCTCTCCAACATCAAGGTGTAGTGGAACTTGTTTCCATATCTTTTCTGGTGTTCCCTGCAGATTCTAAAAAAACTGTTCAATTCCGCTTCCGAGGAAAACACTTGACATCCTTCACTCCAATTATTCACGGAACTTCCACCCGGGTATCCACGATGTATCAGCATTCCGACCCAAGCGGTGCCGCTTCCGGTGTATTTGATTATGTCACCCGGAGAATTGTCCCTGTAGAATTTCTGGGGACCGGTTGTCTTCATCGCAGGCTCCCCACAGTGTTCCCCGATCGTATAGATATTGAGGTATTGGGCTTCCATCAGGATGCCCATCCCGTTGTTCGGAGGGGTTCCTCTTCCCAACATGATGCTGGACTGCTTGACATTCGGGCTTTTTCCCGTGGGATCGCGTCTGAGTTTGCCATCCACAACCTGAGCCGAATAGAATCCAGGCATTGTGGTAATCTTATATTTCGAGGATCTCCAAGAACCCGCGTTGTCCCTGTATATCACATACAAATCGTCCTTGAAGGCGTTGGAGTACTTCATCCCCTCGTATTGTCTTCTTATTCCGACAATATTCACCTCAAACGGTTTTGTATTGATTACATATCCTTTCCTTTTCATGAGATCCAATATCTTGTTGACGTCGATATTTGTAGATGGTGTTACGTCAGGAGGGGGAACATTTCCCTCAAGCGGATTTAAAACGTTTCCGGACTCGTCGACATACGGGGTAAGCTGCCCGTCTGGCGTATCCGAAGAATTCCCGTCCTTGGACTGGAAATCGACACTTTCCGAAGTGATGGTCTGATTAGGACCGACCGTGGATTTCCAACTGTCTCCCAATTGTCCGTCGGCGGGTCTTTCCTGTTTCTGCACGAATTCGTTGTCGACCAGATTGACATGGTGAGATAGGAATTTCACATCCCTCAAAGCCTTATACCTGTTCAAAAGTTCAAGAAGAGCTGGACTCACCTGAACGGGAGCCCCCGCATTTCCTATGAAGGGACTTAGGGAATAACGATCCTGTCCGCTTGCCGGACCAAGAAGGTTATCGACAAACTCGTCAAACCAATCCATGAAGTGATCCCCGAGTATAGCCTTTTGGTTTGCTGTAGGAGTCCCTATGTTGACGTGGCTGAAGTTGTCCTTCAGGTTCAGATTTATGTCGTTTTTGGTTATGTTTATGTTATTGAGCTTGTAATCGATTTTAAGACCCTCACCGTCATTGGAATAGATTTGAGTCTTGTGGTCGAACATAAGGGCTCTCATTGAGGTGTAATCCTTTCCTGACAGTTCCGAAAGCTTTCTCTCCAAATTGATGTTGTAATGCTCGGCGAATATGTATTCGGGCTTGTAAGGGTTTCCCTCGTCAAAAACCACCGAAACCACCTTGCCGACTTCGGGAAGGATAAACTGGTTCCCGTTCAGATCCTTCCATGGGGTCGCCCAAGGCAGATCCTCTTTTGGGATGCTGTCAAATATGTTCAGGACCCTTACTCGACATCTTCCAAGCTTTTTCGGATCCTCGTTGTCCTCAACCGTCCCTATGAATATTTTCGATTTCAGTTCTTCTCTTGTCATAATCAGAATCTCAATTGTCCGGTGTTTTTGTTTATTATATCCTCAAGAGACTTGGCACCTGGAATCGGCTGCTGCTTGATCCGATCAACCCTGCTCGTCACGCTGTTGGTCGTCAACCTGTCGAGTGAAGGAACCCTGACCGGAGTCGAATTTCTTATGTTCTGAAGGGTCTTGTCAAGAAGCAGCGCCTGCGCCGAAACCTGTCCCGAAACCTGACTGTTTACTATGGCCCCGTTAACCTTGGCCTGTATCTGATCGAAGCCGACACTGACTCCTATAGCGCCTCGGATGTTGTCAAACACCGATGTCGACTGTCCCGTGGTGGTCGGATTGCTGAGCTTGTTTTGGTTTTTCAGGCCGTCTATTCCCTCATTGGTTCCGGTAAAACCTCCGTTGTTTCCAGGCTGCTGATATGTCCCGTAGCTTTGTGAATTTACTGTCGGTGTCAGGTTTGATATCGTGTTGTATCTTGTAACCAAGCTGTTGTTGGTGCCGTTTGAAGGAATCCGATCGAGATTCTTCTGGGAATTGTCCACTATGGTGACATCCTCATCGGGATTCGTGTACTTTTCGAACCTGAGGGTGGAATACTTGTAGTTGATTTTCACATCAAGATTATCCACCGATTTAGGAGCGGACAGATCGAGAGCATCCCCGTGAGGCATCTTGTCGAAAAAGAACTGGCATTCATATGCGGTATAGACATATCTGGAAATTATGTCTGGATAGATATCCAAACTCCTATCTGGATTGGACATGACCCGATTGAATTTTCTCATTTCGGTAATGGTGATGTCCATGTCGAAGCGGAGAAGGTTTTCGGGTATTATCTGCTTTCCGTTTATTCTCGACCATGAAAGCGACTTGTATAGGGATGAAAGATACCCTATGTTCTGTGAGACATCCTCGTAAAAACCAAGAGTAAGAAAATCAGATCCGTAATTAACAAACGATTTTGACTTCTCACTTGTGTTCTGCTCATTGAGATTATCGAGACCCGAGAGATTTTTAAGATAATATGTCTTGACTCCCGAATTGGCCATCAGCTCGTTGGTATCCGAGTTTACAAGGAAATTCGGGGATTCCGAATTCTGGGGCGAATCCGATTTGAGAAACCTGTAAAGTTGATTTCGGAACTTGTCCAAAATTCCCGCTCTGGATCCGACCTCCGTATTGCCGAGTCCGCTCATAAGACTTATGAAACCGTCTATCTCCCCGTTGAAAATCGGGGACGGTGCGTATTTTAGGGTTATGTCGTAAACCAGATATGTCGGATCCTCATTATCATCGGTGGTCCTGACGAAGGTCCCCATGTAAATGTCCTTCAGACTTTCAGGGTTCTTGATTTCACTCAGGTTTGGAAGCCTGTCATAAACAGGATTTCCCAACTCGTCAATATAATAGTCGAGAAGATGTGTGAACATTTTGGATGAAAGATCCTTGAATGACTCATATGTCCTGTATCGGAACTTCTTTCTGTCGTATTGGGAATCGTCCTTGCCTGAGGTGACATCTATCTGTCTCTCAACTCCATAGGGCTGGGTGGATGTCAGGGTCAGATTGTTGAAATCAACCAATCCCCTCCCGTTGGTAACCGAAAGCTTTCCCTGGGAATTTATCAGGGCACCGTTCCTTATCATACTATATCCGTATTCCACCGGATAACCGCTCGGACCGACACTGGTCGGATTTCTGTAATAGTCCACCGGTGGTGTGAATCCCTTTGGATAGTTTTTACCATCACCGTCCTTGGAATTGGAGCTTCCTGCCTGATTTCCCCTCGGCTTCAAAATTGAATTCAAATTCAAATTCATGTTCGCCGTGACTTTTGTGAAAACAGACTTGAAGCTTCCGCTTACCTGCGAAAGGTTTAAATTGAGATTGCCGCCGGAATCAAGAGTTACCAAACCCTGCAAACCTTTGGGCATTTGTGAGAAAGGTCCGAACATCGATTAAGATCAGTTTATTGTATATATTAATAAATTGGTTCTTATATCAGATAAGATTTGCTTTCCGACTTTCTTTTCCTAAGACCGTCGACATACTGTATCTGGTTGAAATTTCTTGCCCACAGGGGCTTAAGTTCGAACAGTCTCACCGATCTCGGATCAAGATTCCCTCCCCAATAAAGACCAACCGAAATGCCGATTCTGCCTACCTGGTCATAAAGCGGGGAGGCGGTCTGGAGAATCCCATCCACATAAACCCCAACATCGAAGGACATTCCGAAATTGTAGACGGAATATCCGGCCTGTTCCGTAGTTTTTCCCTCGGAATAGAGAAGGATCTGTTCATCATAGGTAACAAGTCCCTTGGTGACTTTTACGGTTATACCAGAAGCGGCGGATTTACTCACCAACTGTCTCGCCAACGACTGAACCTCAGGTATAAGATTGGATATGAACTGTTCGCTTTGATTGTCGGCAGGCGGGGTGTTGTCAACGGCGAAATTCACCGGGACGGTGGTAACCCCTGAATCGGCAGGAGGACTCGGATCAGGATTTTCAGTGATAGTATCGTTGGATGTCTGTTGTCCCGGTTCGGATTTTGGAGTCTGTTCGGCCTCCTGCTGAAATTCCTCGGGAGACAGTTCGAGTTCCCTTTTGATCAGTCGAATCACTTGGGTGAATTTCCTGCCGTCAAAAACAAACTTGATGTCGATCACAAGCCATTCTCCCGTGAGTCGGTTGTTGATGTGCGGAGCAGATGGTGTGGAAGCCTGATTTGATATGAACACGAATATCTTCTGAAACTTGTAGATATTGTAATTGGGATTACCCATCTCAACCTCTATACATACCTTCTGAAGTTCCGAAATGTTTCGGTTGTTCTGAATAGACGAATATTGGTAGTTCGAATGCATATTGTCGGTATCCATCTTACCGGCATAGATTATCTGGGTATTCTCGTTGAAAAAAGATTCGTCCTGTGGAGCTCCCTTCAGAATTATGCTCTTGTCACCCTTGCTGGTTATCGAGTCGATGTCGAATATCAGAAAATCCTTTGACAGCTCGTCGTAGAATTTGACCTTGCTCAAGTATCCCTCCTGGATCGATATTTTCGTCGAATTGTTGATTACCCTGTAGTTGGAGAAGTAGATGTTGGAGTTATTCATCGAAAAATCGTTTGTCAAATAGAGTTTCGAAACCTTTTCCTTATCGTCTATCTTTGATATCTCCTCAACTCCCGTATTAGCCACTCCCAATTCCTCCTTGATGTTCCTACCCAATTCCTTTTCGATATCCACGAAATTGATATTGTAATAATAGTCGATGTAATAAAGCAAAAAAGTCTGGTCGGACAAATATGACGAGTCTATCACAGTGTTCATGAAATCCAAATTCCTCTGTCCCGTATTTATCCACGTCATCGAATCATTGGTGTCATCAACGTTGGTGTTTAGACCCATTCCGACTTCCTTACAGAAATCCTCAAACACCTTAAAGCTGGTCATGTTCGGATATGACTTGAATCTCTTGGTGTAAAGCTGGTTGACGTCTATGATCCCATCCAAAGAAAGATTAGGCCCATCGAATGAAAACTTTACTATCTTGAATTGGAGAAGGATCGGCTTAAGCTGATCGGATCTCGGATTCAGAAATACCTCAATCTTAGAATCGTCAAGCGGAAAAGACTTGTCCCTCATAAGGTTGAGGGTATCCCTGAAAACAAGTTTGAGGGTTGGGAGATTGTTGCTTATGTAAAGTTGGAAAAACTGTATGTCATTAACCTCAATCTGATATGCGTTGTACCATACGAACGGAAAATTTCCCAGACTCTGGGCGATTTCGGCCTGGACATCCTTCTGTGGAGGGATGTTCATTCTAATCGGATCGGCCTTTATCTTGGCCGGAATAACATTGGTAAGGGTGGTTATCTTTCCCTGCGTGTTCTTGTTGTTGCCTCCCTTATCCTGTGTCGGATCCTCTCCGGTGCGCTGGGAACGGCTCTCATCCTGTGTCGAATCGTCCGGATACGAGTTGGATGTCGGATTTGCCGATACTACCTCACCCACATCGTTTGACTCTATCAGCGATAGTTGCTGCATCACCCTGGCGTAGAACTGATCGGCGTATTTCTGACCACCGGAAATCCGACGACCCATGTTTATTATGTCCTTTCTCAGATTGGCGTCTGATTGGTTGGAATCTATCAAACTGTATCTTCCGTTTTTGGACGAATGTATCCAAACAGCATAGTTGGCGATTATAAAATCGGTATTCCTGAAAAGATCATCCCATTGCTGATTTGTGGAAATCGTACATATCGCATCCACGTCGGATCCGTAGGCGGCCCAAGCCGATTTCACGGATGCGATGGTCGGATTGTTTCCCGAATAGCCCAATATGTATCGGACAATATCCTTATATCCTTCCCTTGATGTGGTCTGTATGAATCCCCTTCCTCGAAACTTGACGAAATCCGCCTCATATATGAACGTGTTGGTCCTACCGAGCCTGTCGATTTCCGAATCGACGTTTCCCGAAAAACCGGTTGGAAATGTCGTACCCTTCCACACATTATTGGTCGTGTCCTTCAAAACGCTTCCAAAAGGTTTTGTGATATGTGCATTCTTGAACTTGGAATCACGGAAAAGGTCATAGGCCGATTTGTTGGCGACACCGTCGGACGGATCGTTGTAGGATCTTTTCACTCCTGGTATCTTGTCGAATGCGTATGATATACCCGGATGTCCCTTCGATCCCATCCCCTCCGAAACGGGAGAAAAAGATCCGCCTGTCTCGTTTATGATGATAGAATTCAGGCAAAGGAATTCAATCAGGTTGAAAGTGTCCTTGTTAAGAAGCAATTTGGCCCTGCTCCAAACACTATACCAGTTTGAAGGACTCTCAATTCTTTTTCCTCCCCAATTTTCCCTGCCGGCGATTTTCCGGTTGAACCAATCGGGGAAATCCTTGGCTCCGAATTTCTTGAAAAATTCGTTTATCTCATTCGAGTTGCTGAATGTGTTGTTTCTGTAGTTTGGCATTATCCTCCGATTACGATTTGGTTATCTACTATCTGAACGGCCGGCTGAGGGGATTCCTGATAGGTTGGCGGTATCGAGTTGTTTTCCTCGACATATTTTTTCCTACCATCATCCTTCCTGGTTGTCTTGTTGACATTAAGAAGAGCCTTTCTAGCCTCCTTGTTGTCGATGACCTTAACCCTGTAGTTTTCTATCGCCTCATAATCCACATATGATATACTGTCATTTTCCTTAATGTTGAGTGGATTGTCGATACTGTTCAGATCAAGAAGGAAATCACAGTTGTCCGTGTTTCCATATATGTCCTTACAGATGAGATCTATCCTCATCTCATGCTCCGGCGGGACCACGTAGGTTGACATCGGAAATCCGGCACTCATCTTGAACGTCGGATCGAAAAAATTGTAGAGTCCATTTTGATTATCATCAGTTTTCAGCTTGTCAAGGTCGTACACTTTCATTTTTCTATCTTATATTTTTGTGAGTCCCTTCGACTGTAGGGCCAATTCAAATTCGGAATTCGCTTGCTGCTTGACATAGTCGACAAGAACCTGGTAGTTGCTCTCACCGGTTTGTTTGTCTCCCCCGTCCGAGGTATCCCATCTTCCGACATATGTGTTCGGCTGTACCGCGCTTGAAACTGACCAGTTTATGGAGACATTTTGCTGGCTGTACTTTCCGCTGTTCAGAATCTGTCCTCCCAACCAACTGCCGCTCACATAACCAGGAACGGGCGATTCGGCAGCCGGCTGAATTCCGACGGTCGGTGCCGGAGGTGGTGTCGGAGGCGGTATACTAACCGTTGTGTTTGGAATGGTAGATACGGAAGATTTAGAAGGATGAACCTCACTTGTGTTTCCAATCGACGGATTTGTGACAGGATCACCGATTACCGGAGTAGAAGTGGGATCGTTATAGGAATACCAATCGTTTCCGGGCCCGTTTATTGAGTAGAAAGGATCATTGACTAGCGGATTGTAGGTGTATACGGCTTCCGCGTTTTGCAGTGTTGTCCTGTTTACGACCACACTCTGGCTCTGTCCGTTCTGGTTGAGGATCGTGGTTGAGACGGTTCCGGATTTGATTGAAAAGGTTGCCGAAATTGATTTCTCAACAAATGACTCCTTAATCCTGGCATATGATCTTCCCCTACCGGTATTGAACCTTTGGAATATTTCCTGTGCTCCCAACGGCCTTGCGTTCGTAAGACTGAACGAAAATTTGATTGACGACGGTAGATCGTTAAATGTAAGGGTTTTACCCAACTCAACCTTGACCGTTTCACAAAGCATGTCACCCGAACAGAAAATCGGTTTTTTCGGATTGCCGATAGTCACATGCCACGGGGCGGAAGGACTTCCGCTGAGAGCGTTCAGAACCCCGAGAAGCTTCACCTTGTACTTGCTGACGACATGACCGACGGTCGAGGCGAAAGCCTTTTGGATTTGATCGATAATCTGGTTGGTATTGGGAAACTGATCGTTTCTTGGTGGGTTTATCAGAGCATTTATAATCTTTGCTCCTATATCTGATATGGCCTCCACCAAGGCGGAAACGAATTGGATTATGGATGCGGCTATTGCCCTCAAATCCCCACTGATGAGGTTTTTGATGAACTCACTCCCGCTGTTCTGAAACTTGGTGTTGAACTGGAACACCGACTCGGAGGTTCCGAAGGTGAGAGCGTTCTGTATGATATCAAGGTAAACCAAGGAAGGATCCAACCCGTTTATGAATTTCTGCTCATACTCGACGTTCATGGTGACCGTGATGGTGCATTTCAACCCGGATCCGGCCGTATTCTTGGATACGAGGGATCTCTGTTTGGCCTGTCTGATCAGATTTGGGTTTCCCAAAGGTGAGTTTCCGATTCCGAAGTCATCCTGAAGACCGAGTTTTTTCAGTATCTCATACTGAATTCCCTCCATGAAACCTGGCATCGGAAGCATATCCATTCCACCCGCCGCGAAATTGCCAAGCTGGCTTCCCCCAATCAGATCCTTGACGTCACCACCAAGTTCATTGAGTATGCTGGTGAAGCTCGCTTCTGCGTCTGTCCAGCTCTCACCCCAATCTGCTGATAACCATTCCTGATCCTCGGGAACCCAGGATACCAAAGTCGCCATCGGAACATCCTTCACCGTCGAGAGATCGCTGTGGACCCCACTCTGAAATCTTCTGGCGACTATAAGTCTGTTGTTGGGGAAGACCCCAACGTTTTTGAGGTAGGCAAAATCTGCGAATGTCAGTTTCATCGACGGTATACCACTTGTATACTCGACTATGGAAGCAATACTCACGTCATTGGTGTCATCATTGTGGATAGACTGAGCGTTTGTCCCGATTTTGGGTATCGCGTCCTTAATCTCAGGATTAGAATTGTTGACCCCAGGGAATGGAATGAACTGATTAGAATTTCCGTCGTTTCCGACTCCGAAAATCGATTTTATACGAAGGGAATTGATTACCTGATACTGGGAAAGTCTCTGGCTAGGTCCTAAGTTTAACGGGGATGGCATATCTAAGATATAAAATTTGATTTATATATTAAATATTTGGTAATCTCTAATAGGTGTTTTCGTCAAAAATCAATAGTCTCTAATAATCTGACTGTTGGAAAATTTAGAAAGATTGCCGAGGACATCGTCCAATACGTCGGGGTCCTTTCGGAATTCGTTGTAAAAAATGAGAACGTTGAAATTATTCTGCTCTCCGAGGATTTTTCTTATGTTGATGAGCTTCTCTATGGAAAATTCGCTTTCGAAATCGGGGATGTAATATATATCCTTGTTTTTCTCGATTGCCTGTTGAATCTTCTGGAAGATTATTATCTTCAGATAGGTCTTTTCCTTATCAAAGGAAATTTCCTCCTCCTCCATTATTTTTTTTATATCTATGATATACTTGTTCCTAATCCTGTTGACCTTTATATACTTGTCCAGTTTTTTCCTTGTCTTCACATAGACACAAAAGAAATCCATCACTTCTTAAATATTGTTTTTCTACACTATTTATAAAATTAACCCTCTTTCCCTCACTCGAATTTTCCTATAATCTGGTTCTGTTTTATGGTCAACGAAAATCCACTCCCGTTCTCGGATTTTTTCGGCTCGAATTTCGAGTCAAACCCTGCCTTTATGAACTGGTCTTTTGAAACAGCCTTTATCTTACCATCAGACGTCTTCAGAAAATAGTCAAAACTCTCGTTGGCGACGTCACCCGCCAATTCGACACCGGATTTGTATTCGACCTCCTTCCCCGATTTAATATCATCTATCTTGGACTTGAGAATGGTGATAAAGTCATCGGCGAACATTTTCATGACATCGGTGTAGTTCTCGGTTCCGAAATTCTTGGACAGAAGATCCCTCCTTGAGGAGAAATAGTTCAACCCCTGTATGTTGGTTATCGAAGGGTGTCCCCCGGAATTGACGGTTATGATGTCATACATCGAAATCGTAATCAGTCCCATCATCTGCTTTTCCCTATCGGACCATTTCTCATAAGGCTTGTCCATACACTCCTTCAGGATTCCGATCACGACGGCGGTCTTTGCCGAAGTCTCGTCATCTAGATTAAGGAACTCCGTGGTGAAATCACCCGACTTTCTGTTCGGCATCCACTTTATGGTCTTGGAATAGAATGCCTTCAAATCGGCGTAGTTGAATCCGATCGGCTGATAATCTTCCCCGTAATGGGTTCTCTTTTTCGAAATCTCGTCCTCGCTTATCCTTTTGATGTCGGATATCGGAACGTTGAATTCCTTCAATATGTCCACATACTTGCCCAACATTTCCTTGGTTATGGCCCCAAGATCGATCTTCGACAGGACCTTTTCCTTGAAGGGATTGCAGGAAACCTGAATCAGGCCCATAGGGAAAATGGTGCAGACAAAATCGGCTGCGGGATTGTTCTTGAACACAACATACCGGTCGTAAGAACCCGGCTCGAAAACAGATCCTATGCCGTATTGCTTTATTATCTTATATGTCTCGTCGAATTCGACATCCTTGCTTCCCACCCTCGACTTAACGTATTTTTCAAGATTGGATTTAAGAACATCGAGAGTCGCCAATTTTTTAGGGACATTATGCTTTCTTAGAGACTTGTCATATTCGAGGGATATAGCCGTATCCATGTAATGTTTTATGTTCATGAACATCGATATCAGAGAAGGTGAAGAATCCAAAGTCAGACACTCCAAGAAATTCTTGTTGATGTGCTTTCTCTTCCCGTCAAGACTGGTTCCGCTGATTCTCTTGTTTTTGAACACGAGAAGAAGCCTGTTGACCACAAATCCCATCATGAAACGGTTTTTCTCACCCGATAGTTTCGGATCCACCGAAAAAACCACATTCTGAATGTCATCGGGGGTTATCCCGTATTTTAGGAAGTCGGCCGAATCGACGGTCTTGATAAGATCTATGTCCGATTTCATGAAAACGTCTGAAGGGGATATCTCACCCGATATTATCTCGACGTTTGACCTTGAAGGCTTTGCGTAAGCCGCTCCCGAAGGTTCTCCCGTCTGACTGGTGTGGTGATCGGTGGCTATGGTGAACATGGTCTTGAAATGGGCGAAATCGACAAGAACGGCCATAGAATCGGGTCTTTTCTGTCTTATGGCGTATTCCATCCCACCGTATTGGGTGATGTGACAATCAACCATTTTCATTCCGTATCTTTCCAGATAGGATTTCATTGCCAACGCCGAGGTAACACCATCCAGATCTTGGTGAAACCAGATCTCGAAATTGTTTCCGTGCTCGGCCTTGTGTGAGGCTATCAGTTTGGAGATGTTCCTGAGACCCACTTCCTCATTCAAAAAAGAATTGTATTTCTTTATCATGTTCAAAAAATTATTTTATTCCTCGTCAAGGTCAATTTCATTATCGTCATCCTCGTCATCGAAGATATCATCATCAATATGGTCTTCCTCGTCATGTTCAAGTTCACCTTCATCGTCAAATTCATCCTCGAATTCCTCATCATCATAATCATCATCCTCATCATCGGATTCGAGTTCGCCGCTCTTCATGGCGTCAATCGTGTCCTGGGTGACATTGTAATCAACCCAACTCTGTATCTGCTCACCCAGATCAAATCCCAAATCCGAAAGATCGTCGAATATGACTTTCATATCGGTGAAATTCGATGTGGAAAGATATGACTGAAGATTCGGTATAGATTCCCTCATATGCTCAAGGAACATCTGGTAGTCAACCGATATCTTTTCCTCATCACCATCGGGGGTCTCCACCCAAACGTTGAAATGGTCCACGTCTCCGTGACTGTGCTTCCTGAAATACTCGGTCTCATCCTCGGGACTTCCGAAATCCCATCTGACAACCTTAAATTGGGGACTTTCAAATCCCAGATAATCGTTGAATTCTAAAATATGTCTCATATTTGTCTTATTTTTTAAATCCTTTTATGACGCCCAAATCCTTTTTCCCATCCCTTTCCTCTTCAAAACTTGTATCGAAGAAGCTGTCTGTTTCCGAAACCACGTTGGTCTCCGAACTTATGTTTGCGTAAGGCCCGAGCTTTCCACCCCTGAACACCCCACCAATCATATCCCCGTTTAGATAACCGTTCATGAAGAAGCAGTTTGTCATTTGAGTGGCCTCAACATTGCAGCTGAGAATCTTCGAATCATTGATGTCACATCCGTGTATCTTGGATTTTATTATCTGGGAATTGGAGACCTGACAATTGACCAGTCCGCAATTCTCGAATATGCCGTCAGACATCACACAATTGATGAAGTCAAAATCCTTGATGTTGTGTGTCGATTTTACGTTTGCGTCAATAACCTCTATTTTCTGGGTAGCTGTCACATAGTTTATTATGCAATCCTTCAGGGAATCGGTTGAATCTATCAGGACATGCAGCTTGGGGAAAATCTTATCATAGTATGCGTTGACAACGTCATAATTGTAATATTGGTCTATCTGAAGGGATATTGTCGGGAAATCAACAATAAAGTTGTCGTATTTTGAGAAATTCTTGAAGTTGCTGATGTTGAGATCAAGGTATTTCTCCAACTCGTCAATATCCTGGTCGTTGAAACCGGTGTCTATGGAATTGTGGACATCTATGACAAACCTGTCCATGAAATACAATATCTGTCCTATGTTTTTCTCATAGTCCTTACCACCGATGTATCGGAACTCCAGTCTCTGCGAATCTTTCGGATTGTTGACATGTAGGAAATTGACCCCGTAGTACTTGTCATCAGGCATCCTTATGTTGTTTTTGACCACGTCGATCGGAATGTTGTTGAAATCGTATTCCTTGTATGGGATTACCTTTTTGACGGTCTTGGCGTAAACGTTGTTCTTTCTCGAAGGATAAACCCTGTAAATCTCTTCCTCATCAAGATTGAGAATAAGCTTGAGCATATTCAGGTCGTTAAGGTCCTTGTCGGCATCACCCAAAAAGGATATGTTGAAATGGATTGACGCTTTTTCGGTGGTATATCCGTATTGCTGTATGAATTTCAGGATTTTTATCAGATAAAACTTGGCCTCATAATATGACATCGGCCCTGTAACCAATTCCACCATGTTCGAACCTCCAGAAAGATCGGGTTCTATCTTGAAGTTCTGGGAATCTGGCTTGAAATCGGAGTGATATTTCTTGAAACCCCAAACCTTTACGGGAGCAAGATAAAGATTGAGCATTTCCAATGTCTTGTAATAGGACATTTCCCTCATGAAAAACTCAAATTCAAAGCCCACTTGTGACTTTTTCAAAATATCATTGCTGTTGATGAACGTTTCCGAATATTTCTTCATATTGACTATATATAAAAAATGAAGATCACAATTTGTTATTCAGACCGATTGTTTCTCCTTTAAGGGAAGAAATATCGACAACAGCACCATAACCTATGAAATTGTCGTAAAATTTCGGATAATCCTTTCCCCAATATACGAAACAACAGGCCATCGGAGCTCCTGTTCCCGTATCCTCACCATTCTCAAGGAATTTAAGTCTTGTGTCATAGAGGAAACAAACCCCAGTGGCCTTTCCGAAAACACCTTGTTTCCAATGGCCTGTGTTGGTGGCGACGGGTATGAGGGCTATTATCTCGGACCCGTATTTCTGGTTCGAAATCATCGCCTTCACCAACCAGTTCTTTATTGTGGTTCCCCGTGACTTATCCGAACCGTATGGTGGATTGATGTAGATTGTGGGATAGTCCCACTCCTCGGACAGTCCGTCGGTGGGAAGCATGAACTCGGTATCGGCCCCGACCACCGAATATTGGTTTGAACATGGATCGAGGGATATGGTCCCCCCGAAAAACCTCCTGACCAGATCGGCGTATTTTCTTGGAGTTCCCCATGATTGGCTCTTGTTCATAGTCCTGACTTCGGACATCTTATATTCGCTCATACCCTATATATCGGGGATATTTTTTTTCATTCGGCATTATTTTGATATATTTGAATTTGGAATATATACCACCAATGAAACTTACATCAGAAATCATATCGGAAAACCTCGACAGGCTGGAAAAATCCAAAAAAGACTTCCCGATTCTCATACAATATGAGAACTGCAACGACTTTTACATGAGAATGAGCATCAGACAGGAAGCAAGCCAGTTCAACCTCACCTATTACATAGACTTTATAGACTTCATAAAAAATTCCGAAAAAAGGGGTCAGCCAGTATTTTACAGGAAAAAAATATCTGTAAAAGAATTTCAGGATACTCTTACCAAGTACGCCTTTGACGAAGACGCAAGAAAATCCTTTTCGTCAAAGTCAAAAAAATCCTTCCAACATCTTATAAATTCGGACAAGTGGGAGGTGTTTGCCGGACAGCAGGAAACATACAAAAAAAGAAAGAGAAGATACAACAACAATTTCGAAAATTCGGAGGCCATCATAGCCAATTTCATAATCCAAAACGAAATCGATGTGGACCTGCCGTTCTGGACCCGGATCTCAAAATGGTATACCGTTCTTCTCCCAGAATCCGAAAATTCCCTCCAAAATGAGATAAGACAAACCAAAGAACTGATAGACCATGTTATGGAAACCATGAAATCATCCGAAATTGACTTCAGGAAACTAAACTACACCTATCTGACAAACCAACTCCAGGAAGAGATAAAGAAACAGATGCTCAGAATAGAACTCGGAGAAAAAATAAGATGTGTCGATCCGTCAAATCTTGAAAAGATAACCCATTCAGCAATATATGACGTTATTGACAAACGGCTGAGCAACGTCACATCCGGAGGCGGAAACGTCCTGTCCGTCTACATAACAAACGATGATGGAAGCAATATGTGGTATCCATACAGACACTTCGAAACGGTCACCAACATGAGGGATTCATTCATCGACAAACTGCTAAACTCATAACAATGTTGGTGAGATTCACACCAAGAGAAACTCTTACGTCAATTGAAAAATGGCATGTGGCCATCAGATTGACCCCTGGAAAAATATATCGGGTTGTATACATGGAATATAAGCTACCAGGTATATCTGATGAATACTATATCATCGAGGATGACACAGGCATCACCCTGCCTTATCCTAAGGTACATTTTATCCCCATATCCGAAGAGAGGGATTCAAAAATAGATAAGATTTTGGATTAGACAATTTAATTTATCTCAAGCATCTTCAAAAGTCCGTTTTCCACAAACTGATAGTCGACCGATATGATGCGGTCGCTTTCCATGTCTGGTTTCATGGATCTTGCGGAACTGATTCCTATGTTCTTGTTTAAGATGATTGTTATCGAGTCATAATTTCCGAAATAGATAATAGGATCCAATTCGGTCGTGTTCAGATAGACGTTTATCCCACCCATCCTTCCGACATTCCTAAACAGAAAGTCTGACTTACATTCAATTTCCTCGAAGAGGTCGTTCTTTTTGAAGATCTCGAAAATGAAATCAGGAACAATCATCCAACTGCACCCTGAGGAACATTCCAATATTTTTGAACAAAGTCCGGATTCGGTGACTCTGTTGAATATCTTCCTGAAGAAACCCTGGTTGAAAAAGTCGATTTTTTCCCTTATGATGTTTTTTGAATTTCTCAACTCCATTATGAAAGCCTGATTGAAACCGTAAGAAGCAGTCTCGCAAATGCACTTGTTCATCTCTATTGTCTTGAACGTCGGTATGTCCGAAATTATCAGATTGCATTCGGAATGCTTGCAATTCTTTATTATGAACCGGTGAGGGGACAGCTTGTAGTGAAGAACTTCCTTGATATGGGTCACCCGATTGCCGACCTTGTGGGTCCGGTCAATCTCGATATCACCAATCGACTGGTCAACGAAAATAGTGCTGACCAACTGGTGTGCGACTGTCAGAGTCGATATTTTCTCAATGATGTGCTGTTGGTTAATTGTTGTTGTCATATCCGAGTTCCTTAGCTCTCTGGAAAAACTTTTCCGAGATTTTCAAAAGATTGTTTTTTGTCTTCCTGTATTTATCATTTTCGGACATCCTCATCGAAACCAACGAGGTCTTATAAGCCTCATCCTTATCATCCATTCTTGAGGTGTGGTTTTCAAGAACCTCATCAAAAACATCTCCGCTCCCGTAGAGTTCTATGAGGGAGTTTATTTTCATCACCTTATCGGAATTCTCCTCAAGTATCGAGAAGTCATTTTTTCTGGACAGATCATCAATTCTGGAGTCAAGGGTCTGCCAATCGGTAATGTAGGATTTCAAAGATTCCAATGTCTTTATCTCGTCCGAAACCCGGTCGCTTTGGATCAGATCTATGAGGGCCTCGGCGAACATTTCCTTTCCCGAAATCGATATGCTGCTTTCGAGAAGCTCTGTTCTTGCCCCACCATGGGACTGTATTCTCAGAAAACTGTCCATGAGCTTCATTATGCTTGCCTTCATCGCCAGTCTTTCAAGAAGGGCCTTATCCATCTCGACCTTCGGTTCGGCGTTTACGGACTGGTTTGTCATATTGCTGAATTTTTTCATAATTCCATTATCGTTTTTGGTATATATTAAAAAAAGATACCCGTTTTCGAGTATCTTTTTTATTAAAGATTGTGTTTGTATTCCTGAACATCATCACGGATCTCTTCAGCTGTCTTTCTCAGGATCTGCATGAATTTCCTGACTCTTACACCGGCCGTCTTGTTTCCCTTGATGAAAAACTTTTCGAAATCATCCTTGAGCCTGACCTTTTTCCCATCAATATCGATATCCTCCGTTAAGACCTTGATAAGGTAATCATACTTGTCAAGATATTCCATATTCTCATTTCTCATATGTATACTATTTTTTCCAGTATATATACGAAAACCTTTTTCTCCTCTTTTTAGAAATTTTTGACGATTATCTCAACTGTATCTCCTCCCTTTTTTCTGGCCACCTTTTCATAATCATAATCAAGCTCAATTATTGTGTACTTTCTGACCCGATCAAGATATGGATTGTCGACTCCCTTATGCTTGAGGAGATTTGACATGACAAACCTGATTCCCCTCGAGTCCAAGTCATCTATAAGATCATAGAGTCCTTCCTCCATTTTCTTTGACCAATAAGAGTTGTACCCAGCCTCGGAAATCAGATAGGGTGGATCTAAATAGACAAAATCCTCTTTTTTAGGGGGATGCTCCCGGAAAAGGGACATATAATCCCCACAGACAAACGAAACATTCTTATCCTTGAGAACATTGCAGTATTCCCTTAGCTTGCCGACCGTACTGTCGTTTATTGTTCTCTTACCGAATGACTGGTTGAACTTGAAGGATTTGTTGAATCTCATCAGGTTGTTGGTGCAGGAACTTACAAGGGAAAAGAAAAGATAAGGATCCGAATTCAGGTTGAATGCTTCCCTAACCTTCAGGAATTGTTCCTGTGAATTCCTATCGATAGAATAAGATTTTATCCTTTCAATCTCACTTTCGACATTTCCGGAATCGGAAGCAGATTTAAGTATTGAGTAAAAATCGATCAGAGGCTTGATTATGTCGTTGGATATGACTTTATCATAAGGAGTGTTAACGGTAACGGAAAGACCCCCAGCAAACACGTCATAAAACGTGTCCACGTCATTCGTGTCGGGGAAATGTTCCAGAAGCTGAGGAATAAGGTCATGCTTGCTTCCAGCGTAATTTAGTGGAGATTTCAATATTTTCATGAGTCTATCTTAAAGTGTTTCCTGAGTGTTTCCTGGGCAGATTCCCTTGATTTGTTGAAATACTTGGTCGATGACCCACGTATTATCCCCAAGGAGGAAAAAAGCTTGAGAATGTCAGTGACATCCTTAGGAAGCAAAATTACGGAATTTATCTTACATAAGTCTATTATCGACTTGATGGAAGGCAGTTTGTCGTTTATTTTGGTGTCCTCGGTATACATGATGTTGATGATACTGTTGCAGTAGAACCATTTCTGATACATCGGATCGGATTCTATCTTATCCTTGATCTCAAGATAGGAACGATATTTGTAATATTCGTTGAAATAAACCCCTGCCAAAATAACTAGTTCAATAAGGGTAGATATGATTACGAAAAACAAAGAATTGTTTTTGTTTTCATCCTTTTTCCCCTCTCCGTCGGCCTTAACCTTTGCCTCATAGTCAGATATGACCTGTTGGTTTTCCTTTTTTAAATCATCTATTTCCTTTTTTATCTGAGAATTCTCATCCTTGATCTCGGACATCTGAGTCTTCAAATCGATAACCCTCTTCCGATCTTCCTTCAATGTCGATGATGATTTAAGGGTCATTTCCTTATCTTTTTCGTCAAATTTCTTATTGTTCTCAGAAATCCTATATTCCACCTTTCCTATCCGAACCGCATAGACGGAGTTGACACTGTCCACATATCTTTTCACATCGGCTTGAATTTGGGTATCTATCTGTTTGGATTTGGACGAAAATTCCTTGGCTCCCCTGACAGAGGCGTAAAAGGACATCGAAACTATGAGAATGCTTATCAGCATAAGGGGGAAAACATCCTTGTGCTTTAAGGATTGGTGTTTGATCTGCTGAAGGGAGAACTTGTCGAAAATCTCCCTTTTCAAAAGCTCAAGCCCACCCAAAAGTATGACGGTCGAAACACCGACCAAAATAGGATTGTCTGTGATGGCCCCGGAAAGTATCTTGGATACCAGGAAGTAAGCCAGGAATATGGATGACACATGTCCGAAAATGGACAGATAGAACATCACCCTATTGATGTTCCTAAAACTTTTGGAAAAGTCCTGTTCCTGTATGGATTCTTCCAATTTCTTAAAATCACTTAGTTTCATTTTCAATAATTAATTTTCCGGTCCATCTTTCTTTCCAAGACAGGTCCCTATTTCTGAAGGAACTCAATTTGTTTTCCAAATCGGCCTTTTCCGACAGAATCCTATTGACCGTTTCCGAATTGGACCTCAACGTCTCATCAAGTTCTCTAGACTTAATCTCAACTTGACCCCTGAGAACATCATTCTTACCAGCAACAACCCTGTAGTAGTTCCTGAACTGGTAAAGTAGGAACCTAAACTCGTCAGGGGTAAGTCCGTCGTTGAATTCCGACGTAAGAAGGTAATTCAATATTTCAGTATCCGATAAATTGTCAATCATATTCGGGTATATATTTATTTGAATCCTATCTCGTCCTGCTGGGAAGAAAATTCCCTTTTCCTGATCACGTCAATAAGCTTGGTGGGACCCTTGATCTTCGACTTGCTCCCGACCGATTTGGCCAATTCGAGGGATTTCGTCTTGGAAAGACAGTCGACCTCTATGACATCAATAAGGTTGTTGCAGTCCAGGATTGTCTCATCAATCTCCGAAAGGTGATCCACATTCAAAACCATTATTATGTTCAGGTTGAGTTCGTCGGACTGGTATCCGTCGATAAGCTGAAGGATGTTGTTTGTGAAAACGTTTGATTTGGTGTAGAACTGACTGAAGTAAAGTTCCGAATCGTCGATCACGACAACAGAGTTCTTGAATCTCTTCAGAAGATTCTTAAATTCAGGATTGTTGATGCTGATCTCAATCATCGAACTCGGTATGTAGACAAAAGGCTTTTCAAGACATGACGCCATGTATCCGACGAGTCCGGTCTTTCCAGTTCCCCTTTGCCCGTAAATCAGACTCAATCCCTTATTTGACTTTCTGATGTTTTTTATCAGTTTTTCAGTCCTCTTCAAAACGTTGTCGTTGAAATACATCTCGATATTCTCGAGATCCAATTTCATCGGAACCAGAGGCTCGACCTCAAACCCGTTTTGGGTGAATATCGTCGAGAACATCCGGGTTGAGTCACCCTCGTCGTCAAATCCCTCATGGAACTGTTCGAGATTGGAGATAATTTCGTTCAGTTTTTCGGCGGATCCGCTCTTATAGAAGAAAACAACATCCCCGATTACAGACTCGTCGACAAGCTTGTCGAAATGGGTATATGAAAGATAAATCGATTCATCGATCTTAACAAGGACCTTTTCGTTTATCATAACATCGTCCTGAGCGGGAATGGCCTCCGTGAAAACCACACTGGTCTCGGAATCCCCAATGTATTTGATGAAACTATCAACGTTGTAATTGGCGTGAAGGACATATTTGTTGGGCCTCGATCCGAAGACGGACCAACAATGCAGATAATCGTTTATTTCGTTCTCATCCCGATTGATGTTTATATTCAAGGGGATTGAGGGTATTATGTTGTTTTTCATAAAAATTACATTTTGAATTTTATATATACCGTAATAATATTTGTTTCGACAATATGAACCCAAATTACATCGACTCGATTCTTACAGCAAACCTTTATCTCATCTTCTGCAAGATGATCGGATGCAAAAAAGGTCTGATGTCGACAGAGGCATCCTGAATCAGAGAATAAAAAAAGTGTTGAACCAAAGAAAGAATTCAACACCTTTAAATTAAATCTGAGGACCCGGTCCCGAAGGAATCGGACCTGTCAACGGACCAGTTAGAGGTCCTGTCAGAGGACCACCTAGCGGGATTACAGGGGAATTGAACATTCCAGAATTTTTTTCCCTCTCAATAAGCTTCATCAACATTTCCTTATGCTGATCCTGCGCCTTTTTCTGCAGTTTTTTGATTTCCTGGTTTCTCTTTTCGATTTTCTTTCTGTGTTCCTTGGCTTTCTTACCCATAAAAAAATACTTTTTCATTTATATGAAAAAACCGGCCGTAGTTGAAACAAATCAATATATAAATAAAAAATATCATAGACATGAGCTGTTTTGACTTAAAAGACATCAATTCGGAACTCAACAGGGTGAAAAACGCCATCTACAAACTTCCACTGAACTACGGTAGTATCGATCTGAGCTCGAAATTCATGAAAGACAGGCAGATAGCCAAGAAGATAATGAAGGCCAAGTTTCCCAAAAAAGGAAGGTCGGAAACCGAAATAGATGACGATCTGAACAGGATCGTCTACGGCATAGACATCAGGAAAAGACTCGGACAGTCCTACAAGCCATATATCAGCGAGGCCGAATTCGAAGACGATGCAGACCAAAGGGCCGACAATCTTGAGGTGAGCGAAGACGGGTTTGTTCCCATCCTTAGGGATAATCCGATATTCGACGACATCGCCCTACTGAAGAGCGAAATAAGAATAGCCGCTTTCCAATTGGGAGAAAAGGGACAGTCCCTCGTCAAGGACATCGTTTCACTGACATCGCTTCTGGCGTCATCCCTACCGACGATGGCAGCCCTTATCGTGACCATCCCAATACCCAACATATCGGGAGCCTTGTCGATACTACTGATAGTCCTAAAGGCCATCGAGGATTTCTTCAACAAGATAAAGGATATTCTCCCCTATCTCGACATACTTTCTAAATTGGAACTCGTAATCGGACCAATCTATTTTGACACCATACAGAGCATCCTTTGCAACTACCTGAAGATTCTAGCGGATGTCCTCTCAAAACTGAATCAGCTTTCCGCTCCCCTGTCGGCTCTTCTCAAAGGCAAAACACCAAGTGAAAGAATCACGGATGTCAACAATGCGAAAACAGCTGTTGAGACAGCACAAAAAAACCTGAATGAAGTTGGATGGTTCAAAACAATAGACGAAACAGGAGTTTCTGTTACAGGTGATACCAACACAAGAGGGGGTGATGCCCCAGCAGTCTACAAAAGCGATTATGGGGACGGATGGATATTGAACTCAAAGAAAAACCTCTACACCACAAACAAGTTCGGATCGAGACCCCCTAAGGAAATAGATTCACTTTGGAAGGCCGATTTGGAATCCAAATGGAAGGATTATACCGACGCCATCAACAAGGCAAAAAAATTGGCGAGCTAAATAAGCTTGTTGTAGATCGACACAGGTCGGTTGACCTGAACCCCATGCTGCCAATTTCCGACACGAAGGGCCTGCTTGTTCTGGAACTGACCCCTCAACTGTCCAGTCTCAAGATCGGTCAGGTAAATGTGGAACTGTTCGACATAATCATTGTCGTCCTCAGGGTCCTTGAAATACTCTGGATTGGATTCGAAATCGTCGATGTGGGTCATGACCCCCATTCCCCACCCGTGGGATTTCCTGAGGATTCTAATGATCCTGGTATAGTCATACCGATCCTCAAGCCATTCGTTGAATTTCCTGATCGTCATTTTATTTCGGTTTGATAGAGAAAGAAAAGATCCCTTTTTCCAAATCCTTGGATGATATCATCCATGAATTCCATGACCCTGACATAGGACGGATTGTCCGTATACGAGTGGTAGTTCCTGACTCCATCCTTAGCCACGGTAAGTTCGAACTCGGTCTTGTATTCCTGGTTTATCAGATCCATATACCTATCCGCCGCCTTTTCCATGCTTCGGAAAGCCTCGACATCACAAACGTCACCGTACGAATATGTCCTTATCAGAACCACGACATCACCGGTGGAGGATCCTCTTGGGACAATCAGTTCCTCGTTGAATTTTCTTATTTTCATATCTAATCTGCCGATTTTGAGTTTTCGGAAACTATCTGGTTGAAATTGTCGGCCGGATCGAAACTGTACTTGGCGGAAAGCTTTCCGCTCATCTCTCCCCCGGAGAACCTGACCGAGATGTCACATCCTATCATAGGCTTATCCCCAATCTCCATCCTTATCTTTATCATGAAATCGTTCATTTCCTCTTCCTTGTCATCGACGACCATTTTTACGTGATAGTCGAATTTGACGTTGATGTCATCATAGTTGTCCCTGAAGAATTTCCTGGACGGGACCTGATGGAACGAGTTTCCCTTGTTTCCAAGATAGAAGACTGGTCTTTCAAGACATCCGAGCTTCTCGACTATTGACTTGACAAGTTTCATCTTGACCCTTCCCTTGGCAAGCTTGAATCCGTCCTCGAGCTTTTCTATGTCCCCCATGCTGGTCGCGGTAAGGGATTCGGTCAGAAGGTGCTCGAGTATTTTGGAATTCAGAATGAAAATCTTCTTTTCCATCCATTCGCGGTAGACCCTTTCCGAATCGAGGAAACACTGGTCCCGGTTTTTCCATATCTCGGACATCAGATCCGAGAATTTAAGTATATTCTTATCAAATTCCCTTATATGCTCACCTAGGTTCTTAAACCTAGGATCCCTGTGTTTCAGTTCGAAATACTCGAAATACCCGAGGGAATCCATTCTCTGGGGTTCTATGAACTTTTCAATGTGTATCTGGATGTTCTTGTTGGCATTCTCATACATGATCTTGACCCAGTCCTGGACCAGCTTGTCCCATTTGTTTATGTAGGCTTCCCCATACATCTTCTCGATGTCGCTTCCGATAAGATCGTCGGCAAACGTGTTGAATGATGATGTTTTGGAAGAACTCACCGATTTGTTCAAAAAGAAACTGAACTGTCTTCCGTCCTTCAGCTCTATCACGATATCCTCATTGTGATCCATATCCTTGTTGGGACCCAACCAATATATTCTTTTTATAAGCTGCTCGCCGAGCTTCTCATCGGGAAGAAGCTTGTCGATTATGTTCCTGGCGGTTATCCTGGCATCGACAAGGTCATTCCAGTCTGTCTCTATGTCGAACTTGACGTCGTTGAACACCCCATTTATCTTGGATGTCTCGTCGTCGATGACGCATCTATCATCCACAAACTTTCCGAGATGAAGACGATTTTTCGATAGGAGAAGATTCTTGAGATCGGTAAGGAAAACCTGTGAGTTTTCAGAATATCTAGCTTTTAATCCTCTGTCAAGAACGTTGTCGAGGAACTCGTTGTTCAGGAGTATCATGGATACGCAGATTTCGGATATCAGGTTTTTAGAACTGTATTTCTTATTTGGTTCTTTATTTAGTTGTTCTAAAAAAAATTCATATCTAGTTATCATATTACTATATATTATTTTTAAATTTTCATTTTAAGAATTTTACTCAGACATTTTACTGGACAATGGACTATATATAATATATACTATAAAAACCAAAGTAATGGATATTAAATATTTCGAAGAGGAAATTTATAAAAATAGACCCAACCGATTAAAAGAGGGATTTGTCAAAAATAATTTTCCTGAGTTCTATGAGTTCATAACTGATAAATTTATCGGAGACACTTTTTTAGAAAAATTATATATTTTCTATAAAGGTATCTCAAAATGTAAATGTGGGAACAAAAATAAATTCATATCATTCAAAACTGGGTTTAGAAAACACTGTAGTATTAAATGTTCTAGTAACGACGAGTCAACTAGAGATAGGTATAAAAAATCATGTCTTTCAAAGTATGGGGTTGAAAATATCTCTAAAAACACAGAAATAAAAAAGAAAAAAGAAGAGACATGTATTAAAAATTATGGAGTAAAATCATATTTTCTCACACAGGAATTAAAAGACATCATATATGAAAAATATGGAACTGATAACGTATTCAAAAACGAGGAAATTAAGAAAAAAATATCAGATTCAAATATTAAGAAATATGGAAATAAAGTATCTATACTAAACACACAAATAAAAGAAAAGTCCAAGAAAACACTAATCGATAAATATGGTGTTGACAGTTACTCAAAAACGGATAGTTTCAAGTTAATGATGAAAAATTATAATGATGAAAAATATAAACAATCACTCGATGATAGTGAATATGAAATTATTCACAGAAATAGATATATTAATACATTAAAGCATATAAAGTGTGGGGAAACATTTGATATACAAACACAACTGATAAGAAAAAGAAACAATTCTAAATCTGAAATTTGCTTAGTATGTAATCCATTTCAACCATCATATAAGGAAAGTGAATTATTCACATGGATAAGTGAGATCCACCCAAATGTTATCCATCATTTCAGAATTAAAAAATATGAAATAGATATATACCTACCCGATCTAAAAATTGGATTCGAGTATAACGGCCTATATTGGCACTCTGAACTGAATAAAGAAAAAAACTACCACCAGGAAAAAACAAAATATTTTAAAGAAAATGGTATACAAATATACCATATATGGGAGGATGACTGGAAATATAAACAAGACATAGTAAAATCAATTATACTCAATAAAATTAGTAAAACCCCCAATAGAATTGGGGCTAGGAAATGTAAGGTAGTTGAGGTTTCCGATAAAATATCAAAAGATTTTCTAAATAAAAACCACCTCCAAGGATTTTGTGTCTCAAAATACAGACTTGGACTAGTATACGAAGGCAATATAGTAAGTCTAATAACACTTGGTAAAAAAAGAAACGGCAAATCATCCAATAAAGAATTTGAGTTACTTAGATTTGTATCTCTGATTAATCACAACATAGTTGGTGGGTTTTCAAAATTGATAAGTCATTTTATAAAAAAATACAAACCTAATAGAATTGTGACATATTCTGATACATCTATTTCAAATGGGGATTTATATACAAAGGCTGGATTCACATACATATATTCAACAAAACCAAACTATTGGTATTTTCTAAAAGACAGAAGATTTAATAGATTTTCATTCAGAAAATCAAATCTTATAAAAGAAGGATTTGATATCAAAAAAACCGAGAAGGAGATAATGTTTGAACGAGGATACAATAGAATATATGACTGTGGGTCAAATTTTTATGAAATAAATCTTAATATATAATTCAAAAATCACCTTTTCTTGAAACACATAAAATCATACAGGGTAAAATCATACCAGATTTTCGAATCTAGAACAGAGACCAAATTTGTGAACGTGGACTCGCTAGATGAGTTCAAAAAGTCATTTGAAGAGGAATTCAAAAACGATCAGGGATGGACGGAAAAATTCGGGATATGGGATAAGTATTTCATAAACGGGACTTTCGAGGAATCGAAATACCTAGTATGTGATGGAGAAATAGTCGGTGGATTTCTGATCTATCATTCAGACATGTCGACATACTGCGACCACATCAGAAATTCCGAAACCACATCGGATATCAAAATTCACAGGAATCCAGATGATTTCAGGGACGAGTCGGGGATCTATCTCGAATACATTTTCGTAAAACCAGAATGGAGAAACCAGGGATTGGGGAAACTGATGATATCCCACATAGAAAGCATCGGATACGATTACATGTGGGAAATGTCGGTTGAAAAGAAAGCATCGGGATACTGGATTGACAAGATAAAACGGGATATCCTGATGGAATACGAGGACTCCACCGAATCATTCGGAAGGACTTTCATGACATATAAGATTCTTGATAAAAAAATACTCGAAATAAAAAAAAATAAATGGAATCAATTCAAAGATATGTTCATCAAGATAGATGAGGATGAATACGATGATATTAAAGAAAAATGGAGGGATAGGAAGGAACAAATTACTAGATGGGAACTGAAATGGTTATCCGATAATGACCTTATAGTAGATAAATATAATGATATATTAGGACGAGAAACATTTAACTACCTGACATTCAGTAAGTGGGGTTATCGTCTGAGCTTGTCGAAATATGATGATGGTTGGTTTTTAGTAAGGACTGGTAAAAAAAGTGAAACAACAACCGCTGACTTTGGTTTCAGAAAATACTTCAAGTGCGATCAATTTGATGGATTAAAAGCTTTGGTTAGGGAATGGATTAAGGTAAGGGGCAACCTGAAAAGTAAATAGTTTGGAAATATAATATATACGACATGAGATATCTTAAACCATACCTGAAATACCTGGAATCCCTTCACATCGATCTTTCGATAGTGACCGTCGACATAAACGAATCACTCGGGGTTTTCTACGAGAACATACTCAAATCGATAGGAGCCGAGGAGCAGGACATATACGGGACATTCAACCTTCCGAAAGACGACTTTGCCGACAAGCTGAATCTTGACCTCCTGACCAACAATCCCGAGTTCATAAACTCACTGTCGTCTATAGGACTGAAAAAATCAAACCTTTACAGCACCGAGGATTTTGAGACGTTTGTCAACAAGCCTTCAAGGTTTGTCCTGATTTATAGGGTTGAGGCAAACGAACTGGAAAATCCGACATTCATACTCTTCCAATCCTACAACCAGACTTTGGACAAGTGGGAGGATTCGAAGCTTTTCAAGGTCACCGGGGACATAAAGACCTTTTACGACAAGCTTTCCTCAAAGGTTATCGAGGTCGAGGACGGGGACAGCAAATACATCTACAACTCTTCCAACGGAAACGAATGGATACTCCAGAATACCGAAAAGGAAAACGACACATTCAAGAAATATTTCAGGAAGGACGAGTTCGAGAAACTGATAAACGACAGGAAAGTCAAAATAAACATCATATGAGACACGTAGAATCTTTTGAAAGCTTCATATTGGAAACCCTGAAATCGGATGACATAGACCTGGTCGAAAGGAAGCTTGACACCTTCTTCAAATCCAAAGGGTTCAACAAAAAGGACATGTTCAATTACGTCAATTTGCCACATTACACAATCCATTCTGATAGAAGACTAATCAGAAAGGAGATTGAAAAATTGGAAAATCCGACAGAGGAAACAATTGAACTTTATAAAAAACACAATGTCGACATCAATAAAAGTCTTCAATATTACAAGGATGCCTTGGAACAACATAAAAAAGGGGATATTTTTATTTTCACGTCACCAACCAAAAAAATAACCCCAGAATTCGTAGACGAATTTCTCAATTTGATAAAAAGCATGGGATATTTCGTAGCTACAGCCGGATCGTTCGAAACGAAATTGAAGGACAAGACCAAGATCAGGGAATATCTTCTCAGAAAAGGAAGAGGAGGCATACCGAACAATATATCAATCTCAATTGAACCTTATTATGACACCCAAATCGAATTCGATGGTGAATATCTCTACCATACGACACCCAAAAAGGCATTGGACAAGATAATGAGGGTCGGACTAAATCCCAAGTCAAAAAATACGGTCAGTTTCTATCCCGAAAGGGTTTATCTGTCACCGGATATGGAAAGTATGGAAAACATACTGCCCCAGTTGAAGGACAAGAAAAAAGATGAGGAATACGTCAGGCTAAGAATAAAGAATTTCCCTGGCTTGAAACTTTATAGGGACGTCAGGTTCAAAGGGGGATTCTACACATACAACTCAATACACCCGAAATACATAGAGATCATATGAGACACCTGAAACGATTCGAATCCGTCACGACAGTCGAAGATTATCTTTACAACCTATACGACACCGATCCTTACTACAAGACCTCGATTGGGGAAGATGTCCTGTATTTCGAGTTCGAATTCGATAGACCGAAGGAAAACATATACGAAATATCCGAACAGTATTTCAAATCAAGAAGATTTAGGGATTATGTGGTCACGCACGAGGAGACGGATCTTGGATATCGGGTACTTGTCGTCAAAAAGGATTTTTACGAAAGACATACAGACTTACTTATCCAGAACATCAGAATGGATCCCCATCCGATAAACAAGGGACTCTCCAAAGAATTCCTGATATTCCCAAATGCGAAAATTGCCAGGCTCCCGAACAACTGCAGTCTGGCATATGGAATCAACCATTACATCAAGTGGGAATTCTGGCCGATGGACGATGTCGAAGATCCGATCACAACCTACAGCGAAATATATCTGCAACTGCTTATTTACAGGCACTGCATCAGATAATCTGTTTCTTGATATAGGAAAGTATTATCATTTTTCTGACCTCACTGTCCTTCTGCTGATGCCAGTTCCAGGTGAACGTGTTTTCCAGAAAGGCCGATCGGTTCTTGATATCTCCAATCTCACCCTTTATCCGATCCGCCTCGTCTTCCGATATGTCGAACGGTATGTTAAGCTTGTCGCAGATGCTGAGCATCTTGATAAGATTGTCGGTGTCATAGGCCTGTTGGGCCTCAAGATAAAGACTGTTCAGATACAAATCGTTTCTCTTGTCGGGATGGGTTGATTTGACAACCGAACGGTATAGGTTTTTTAGTTTCGGATCCTTGGTATTTGAAACATAATCGCCCTCAATGGGGACGGGATCGGATTCCCGAACGGGAACCTCGACAGTCTTAATGGGATCGGGAAAGTTCCTCTGTGACGTTTTCTCATCAAAAACTGATTTCAAATCGGGGTGCGATTCCAGAAACAGATTGACATCGTTTATGAATTCCTGATCCAGATGGGTTAGATATTCGGATTTGAACTGGAGATCCGAACTGACGAAATCGAATTCCTTTATTAGTCTGGTGACTTCCAATTTTTTTAGGTGTTCCACATCCATATATATCGAAAACCAACAAATATGATTAAAAAATTTTTATATATAGTTTTATGAATAACATGAATATGGAAGAACTGGTTCAATTAAGAACCAAAATGATCTTGGAAGGCAGGGATGTCACCGATATCAATTTCCTGATCGATTCGAAGGAAGAGGAATACCTCGACCACATCTTTGAAGGGACTTCAGGAACAGGCGGACCTTCGGGAGCTGCAGGAGCGGCGACCACAGGAATGGGAGGTGGTGGTGTCGCATACGGAACCGCAGCGGTTTCCGGAATGGGAGCGGTGATCAGCCCACAACCGTCATCACATGCTGGACAGACAATAAGCCCAGGATACGAACAGGGAGGAGGAAAAACAGGATCGGGAGACATCGGAGTCCCATACAATACCGGTGGAACCAAGGTATTCCAGAAAGTTCCCGTGGACAACAGAAGAGGAAACAGCAAAAGAAGGAAAAACAAGATGTTGGCCGGTCTGAAAGGAATGTTTACAAAGAGACAAGATTTCACGGCAGGACAGGGAGAACAGCCTAAATCCCCTAAAATAATGAACTTCCAGAACTTCAAAAAGGATGATCTGATGAAGATTAAAAAAGTAAGCCAATAGGATGAGACAAATCAAATCATTTTTAGAATACTATGATATTACTTACCACATCGGGGAACCGAAACTCGATTCCAGAAGAAAACAGGACATAGAGACAACCAACAAACAGATGATTACCAAGGATTGGTTTAAGAGTCACCCATTCCCCGGAGTCACAAAGGTGGTGACCCATGACAAGTCGGTCGACATCTATTTCGGAAGGGATTCGTACATATCAATCTACGCACCGGGAACAGTCGAATATTCGAAAACCGGAGAAACCGGAACCGTTCGGAAGAAATCCTCACAGGAATCAATCACATGGATGATGCGGGGAAGCGACAAGGATGATGTCCTTGACAACAAGGAGGAATTCATATCATGGGTTGACAAGCTTCTCATAAAATTCGGAATGGACAGGAGTGTCCTGAAAGACCTTGATAGGACAATAGAAGAAAACAGGCGCATTTACAGACACTAACCGTTCAGCAAATCGTCTATCTTAGAATCCCTTTTACTTTCCAAGACCAGAGCCATTAGGTTCTGGTTTTTTTCCATATCGGAAAAGACCGGATAAAGACGGAAATAATTGGGATATCTTTCCAAGATTTTCTCAAACTCTTCCAAACTCACATCACCCTGACGATCTATCTTGAACGATTCAAACAGGGCCTCTTTTTTTTCGGTCTCCCAGTCTCCTCCTTCGGTTATTTTCCGAAAGAACCCATCAACTATTTCACAATATCCAGAAATCATTACTAGATGTATCTTAGAATCGAATATCGAAAACTCATGTACCCCAATCTTAATCTCAGGGACAAAAAAATCATCATCTAGTTTGGATTCTAACATACCAATTATAAACAATAATCGAAATAAAGTTTATAATAAAAAAGCTTCGAAATGCAAAATTCAAAAAACGAAAAAATACTTATTTTGGGAAAATCAGGATCGGGAAAGGATCATCTTTTGAGAGGACTAATAAAAATGGGACTCAGATACTCGCCAAAAATAACCACCCGACCGAAAAGGGAGTTGGAAACAGACGGAGTCGAATATGAATTCACCGACAATCCCACATTCGAAAAAATGCTTGAAGAAAACCGGATTCTGGTCCACCAGAAATTCATCATCGGTGGTGAGACATGGTATTACGGAATCTCAAGGGAAAGCTTCTCCGAAAACCAAACATTTATCCTAACCCCACATGAGTTCTCCCAACTTGGGGAATCGGATCTGAAAAACACATTTGTGGTCTATCTCGACATAGAATCGGAAATAAGAAGAAAAAGAATCCAGAAAAGGGAAGACCATTCGGATTCCATCGACAGGAGAATGGAGGCAGACGAGATTGATTTCAGGGAATTCAAGAAATACGATTTGAAGATAACCGACCCGGAATTCGAGGCCGAATGGGTTTACGATCTTATGAATTAAGGTTCGGTCTTCCCGTCGAAAGTCAATCCTTTCAGACTTCCGTTGATGCTGTTGCAGATGTGTTCGGAATTTGAAATGGTGTTTTCCAAAATCGAGAGCATAATGTTGAGAATAGAATATATTTTCAGGAAATTGTTTTCCGACGTGTAGAACTGACTGTTGCATATACCCTCTATCAGGTCAATTGTAAGGGAAATCGTGTCGTTGTTCTTAATCTTCATCTTCTCTATGACGACCTTGGGTATCCCGATCGATTCCATTTCCTTCTCGTAATCGTATATTATGTCGTTTATGAGGGAAAGCATGCTTGTCCAAAGCTCCAAATCGTCCATCTTCTCAAAGGTTCGGTCATTCACGTATTTCTTGATGTTCTCCTTGTGTTTTTTGAGGAATATGGTCAGATACTTTCTGAAGACCACTGTCCTGTATTCGGTGGAAAACTGTATTGTGGGAACCTTCGAATACATCCAGAAATCGATGTAGTTGAATATGTCATGGTTGAGTATGTCCGATTCTGTTATCGACTTGATTGCCGTATCCCGGGTCTTCTTTTTCAGATATGAGTCGATCACCCCATCGCTTATCTTGGTCAATATTCCGGAAAACCAGGATGATTTCATCAACAACCAGGCCAGGACCACTAAAAATCCCCCGACCGTTCCCTTGAACCCATACTTTTCCAAAAATTCCAAAATTTCCTTAAATGTCATCAGATGAAATAATTTTTACTCTGATATATATTAAATCCTGATACCCTATTTAATAAAGGCCTTTGAATTTTAATATATATGTGAGAAAAGTTAAAACCAAACATGAACCTAACCGAAATTACCTTCAGTAAAGTCAAGAGTCAAATCGAATCATACCTCCAGCAGGAATATTCCAAATCGGGAATCCTGTTCTCGAACGCCTCGCCGTTCGGACAAATCCTGTCAGTCATCGAAAATCTTTATCAGATGTCGTTTCTATACCTGAAGAATTCGATAATCCAATATGATGTTTCCGATGTCAATTCACTGAACCCGAGAGTCATAAGAAACGCCGCAATTTTCGCGGGACACATACCGGGACGAAGCATCAGCGCCACCGGAACACTCATGATTTCGGTCAAAACCGACTCGGATCTGCAAAGGGATCTTCCAGGCGGAAGAATAAGCCTAAACAACCGGTCGGCTATAAAGAACAAAACAAACGGACTCGAATACGCCCTTAATCTCGGAACCGACAGGCTTACTTACCAAATAACCAAAAACACCCAGTTTTTCGTTTCGATAATACAGGGAAAATGGGAGAGGAAATATTTCACGGGAACCGGACAGCCAAACCAGACATACCAGGTTGCCATAAGAGGACAACAGAAGGAAGTTGAAAATTTCAACTATGAAATCATAGTCAACGGCGAATACTGGTCGATCAAAAAACACCCATATGACATGCTTCCCGACGAAAAGGCATGTGTGGTAAGGACCGGCTTCGACGGAGGAATAGACATCATATTCGGAAATTCGGGATTCGGGATGATACCACCGATAGCTTCCCCAATAGAGGTAAACTACCTGGTCAGCGACGGATCGTCAGGATCGATATTCAGAAGGACTACAAACGACTGGACGTTCATAGAACCCCCGACCGACGCAAACGGGAACACTGTCGAAATAAGCAATCTTTTCGACGTATCGATCTATACAGACATCAATTTCGGAGCCGATAGGGAAAGCACCCAATTCACAAAAAACCTTCTTCCGATATCGACCAACAATTTCGTCCTGGCACTGCCACAACAATACGCCTACCAGATAAAAAGACTCGGGGTGTTCTCACACGTTAACGCTTATGAGCAGTACGGGACGATATATATTGTGGCAACGCCAAACATACAGCTGTTCAAGAACCAGAATTCCAACTACTTCACAATAGACATAAGGGCATTCGAACTTGACGCATATGAGAAAAGCAAGATTGACCTTTACCTAAGAACGGCGGGTAACATATTTTTGAGCAAAAGATACCAAATTGACTCCCCAGTCCTTTCGTATTATATCATGAACGTTTTCATCATAACATATTCGGACGCGATAGACGAGAATGTCAATTCGCAAATATATGAGATAGTATCAAACTACTTCCTGAATTTCAACAGACTTGACAGGATACCGAAAAGCGACTTGGTGTCACAACTTTCCACCATAAACGAAATCAATTCCGTGGACATTTCCTTCATTTCTAGAAAGAACGAGGAATTCCGCATACAGAACCCGACCGATACGACAACAACCTTGGGGTTGGACAGGACATTGGGAGACATCGTTTTCGAGGCAAGCGAAATACCGATAATCAGGGGAGGATGGTATGACAGGAACGAAATTTACTACAGCGACGATTTCGAGAGCAAAGGCCTGAAATCGATAAACATAATCAAAAAAGGCACAATCGACGCCTCAAAAAGACAAAGCATCTGATGTATTTAGAAGAACAATCATTACCGGAAATCCACTACATGACACACCTACATGATTATGACGAGGATTACGTCAAATATGAGGAAAAGATATTGAACTCAACCCTGAGTCCGTATATGTTCTCCAATGATCTGATGAACGGATTCCTTCAGAGAATCCAAAGGCTTGTAAGCATACTTTTCGACAACTTCAACATCATAAAAAATTTCAAGAACTACAACGTCGATAAATACTATTACAAACACAAACACTAATAATAATGGATGAAATTTAAAAAACCATTATTTGATAATAATATATAAGAATATAAAAGAAAAATCCTTTAAAATGATAAGAAAAAACGAAGAGACGGGTAAGGAACCACAGAAAATAAATTCCTTCAAGAGGTTTTCCGAACTGAGCACCAAAACCAAAGAACCCAAGGAAAACCCTTCAACCCCCGTATTGCCTGAAACCGACGATGACAGACCGGCCAATCCGAATCTTCCGTATGAAAAAGGAAAGATGGAAAAGCCCGCGTCAACCAAATACCTGAAACCACAGGTTCCCGAAGCCGAAGCTCCTGAAACCAACGAAAAGACCGATGTAAAGTTCTACGGAAAGATAGCCAAACTCCCTAAAGGAACCAAGGCATCCAAGGGATACAACTTTCTAGAAAACGTGAAGGTATCCAAATCATCGATTTGGTACATCATGGTCGAAAAAATGGACAACGAGCTCCAGATGGTTAAATACAACCATAAGAAAGGTGTGGACCTGAACAAGTTCATCACGGACCTGAAAATCTACTACAAGGAAAAATATTCGGGAAACAAGGAAATGGTCAAGATGATCGAGAACATCCAAATAGACGGAAACGACAAGTACAGTTGGATAAAAAACATACCCCTGATTGAGGTTGACGGAAGAAAGATGATTTCGAGAATAACCGAAGATCTAATAAAACTTTTAAGCAAATAAATCAAGATAATAAAAAAAAAACTCAGATTTTCATCTGAGTTTTTTAATGCCCTACGGGATGTTCATTTACATAAAGAACTGGGCATTTGAGTTTATCTTCATGATATCATCAGGAGTGAAGGAATTCGGAAATTTCCTAATCGCTTCCTGAAGCTCCTTATATGTAACAGCAGCCTCATCTTTTCTGTTTGTATAGAAACAAGCAGCGCTGTGTACCTCGAGTATTTTCCAGACATAAACAGACTCATCGACGAAAAGTAGACGCCCAGGATAAGGATTCTTACCGTGGAAATTTGACTTGGCAAACTTTGTGTAAAGATAAGCCAGATTCCATTCACCGATTGAAAGGTAGTAGTCGATTATTGCCTTTATCGGTTCGGCCCTAAGGGGATCCATCGAATAAGCCTTCAGAAGTTCGTTGTGTGTCTCGTTCCAAGGTTTTTCCAAAGCCTTCATTATGGTTCCTATCCTGAACTGCGAATAAAATCTTTCCTCCTCATACCCGTCTGTACGACTCACCCTTTCCTTATAGTATTTGAGAGCCCTCCGCAACCTTTCCTCATTCTCGAACTTATTGTCAGGTATAGATGCCGAATCATGATATGACTGTGCCGTATAGAATACCCAACGAGCGTTCCTGTCCTTATTGTCGATATAGTCCTCAAGAATCGCTGCATGTTTCTTATACTTATCGGCAATGTTTCCCTTCCATGATCCGCCATCCATCTGAACGTTTACGTGAAGACCCGACATCAGGTCGGATGTGATGTTCTGCTGCTCGCAGATAATGAACTCGTGGACCGGTCCATACCACTTAAAGGGTAGTTCGGTTCTCCAACACTCGTTTCGAGTGTATTTCATGTTTCCGATATACGTGTTGAACATATACAGGTCCTTGTCGAGCTTGTTCTTGTCGAACACCTTGTCGTCGATCACAAGCTGTTCGTCAGCATCGAGCCAAAAAGCGTATTCCGACTTGTCTTTTACCATTTCCATGGCATAATTCCTACAATTTTCAAAATTGTCGAACTGCCTATCATAAACAAATGTCGGTATATTGTTGGTCTCTCCCCATTTTCGGATCACATCCTGTGTTCCATCAGTAGAACCAGTATCGACGATGACAACACAATCGACTATTTTCTTTATTGAGTTCAACATTCTTTCTATCACATGGGACTCGTTCTTGACGATTTGAGAAAGTGCTAACTTGTAAGGTTTAGACATTAATAAAATTTATTTTTTATTTATATAGACTATCTTATAATAGTTTATATTTTATTTTTTTTCTTGGATGTACCAACCCAAGAGTCACCCCCTTCATTAAGGTACTTATTTATCATATCTTTCAGATACTCGTCGTTGTCGAATCTCCTGACAGGTTCCTTGACACCAAGGATTACAATCGTGATATAAAAAACAGTGTCACCTTCGATCAGAAAAGAGGTCTTGGTCCCCATCACAATATAGTCCTGACTATCAATCTCAATGACGGTTCCCTTAGATGGAATGATTATCGGATTTTCAGTATCTATGTCTTCAAGACCTGAAAAAAGTGAGGCAAGACGGATATCCCGTTTTTTATCGATTGATCCTGTATCATCGAATCTAAATTGGAGTCGGTAAATAACTTTTTTCATATATTTATTGGATTGAGTTTAATTCATGAATACTCTTTTTCTGATTGAGAGCCATGATCGAATTTGATATGAGTCTGTCACAACTTACATAACAAAGTCGATCATGTAACTTATCAGATTCAATCGTATCGGAGACCAAGAGTTGGGTTATTTTCGATTTTTCAAGATTCTCCATCGCAGCTCCACTCAATATTCCATGTGTCGCCACACATCTCACTGATTTAGCACCCTTTTCAATCAGAAGATCAGTCGCCTTTACCATGGTTCCCATGGTGTCAGCCATATCGTCGACTATTATCACGTTCCGATCAGTAACGTCACCAACCAAATCCATCGAATGGATTTCATTGGGTTTGATTCTCTTCTTGTTTATCATGGCGAATGTGGCATCAGGAAAGGCCTTACAGAAATCAGAAGCTCTTTTAACAGCACCCTGATCAGGAGCCACTATACATAGATCAGAAATATTCAATGTCTTGATATGATCAATGAAAATTTTGTTTCCATTAAGGTGAATTACTGGAATATTATAAAATCCCTGAATGGCCGACGCATGAAGATCAATCGTAATCAATTGTGTAACTCCAACCTTTTCAAGAACATCAGACAACATCTTGGAACCAATTGACGATCTTAAATGGTCAGTCTTGTCCTGACGGGAATATGATTGATATGGAGCCACTAAAGTAAATGAACGACATCCTGCCCTCTTGGCAGCATCGACAACCAAAAGAGTCTCGATTATCGAATCAGAGGTATCAGTGGAATTGATGAAGAAAACATCCTCATCCCTGACCGATTCCCTGAAACAGGGTAGAATTTCCCCATCTGAGAATTTTTCAATTTTAAGGGACTTGAAACTAGAATCAGAGATGTCATACACCTTGGAAATCTCCTGGTGTATTCTCGAAGCCAGCTTTGGATTAGACCTACCTGAGTAAATTTTCATATTATCTTTTATTTTAAAAAATGATCTATAAGGACATCTCGTTTGTTCTGTTGATGAGGAACAAACTTATCAATCCTCATCTTCAGGAAGTGTTTGAATTTAATATTTTGAAAGATCTTCTTATACTTACCCCATTCAAATACAAATCGATATCTTGCCCTCATACTCAGTGAGTTCCACCAAATCAGGTGATTTCCGTGGAGTTTATTTTCTACAGACTTATACATCTTGAAGTACTTTCTCCGATTCTTTTCTCTGTTTGAAAGGTTTTTCATGAGACAAAATTACAAAATTCAACCCTCAATAACAAATAATCTCCGATTTCCCGTCTTCACAGTAACATCAACTACAGGTATCTTAATAAGATCACCATCTATGACATACTCATCCTCGGAAAGCATCCATTTTGATATAAGTCCGAACGACCTATACTTTTCCAAAACACGATTAAATGATGTATAATAACCTCTATCAACGACACCAGCATCGGTGTTGTTCGAAAACACAACAAACAGATCCTCCTTCAAATTTACAATATCCGATTCCAATATTTGGTTTCTAGATTTCAGACTGTTAAATAACTGTTCTTTATTCATGTTCCAATATAGATTTTAGGTCTGCTGGACTGTAATTAATAGATTTTAGAACCTTGTTATCGGACTTTCTATACACAATCCATTTTCCGTTGGATTCCTTATAATAACTTTCAATCCCGTCCTTTTTCATATAATAATCAATGGTCTGAAGAGCCTCTTCCAAAGATGAACATGATTTTGACATGTTGCTTCTTTGAACCTCATCAAACATTTCGACGAATTTCTCACCGAGACCGAACTCCAAAACCGCTCCTGACAGGACATACTGAATATCACACAAGGCATCAGCAATTTCAACAATGTTACGGTTTCTGATACCATCAACTAACTCGTTCAATTCTTCCTGAAGAAGATTGATTCTAAGTGAACACCTATCCTCTGGAATTTGAGGTTTATCAAGTATGGGAGCACCGAAAGTTCGATGAAAATCACCGACTTGGTTAAGTGAATTTAATTTTTCCATACCACTTATATGGAATATGTTAAATGAGTTTTCACTTTTAATATATAAAAATGGGAAAAACATACTCATATGCAGATCAGAAAATACGAATCATTCATCGAGGAACCAGTAAACGAGGAACTTATCGGGGAAATAATAAAAGCGGCCAAGGGAGCACTAAAGGGGTTCCTGACCAACATAACCACCCCCTTCAAAAACCTGAAGGATGACTTCAAAAAAGGTCTGAAAACCGAACAAGCGAAGACCAGATTCATTCAGGGTCTTGACACAATATTGAAAAATGCCACCGATGGTATACAGAAGGCCAAGGACGAAGCCGAAATAAACTCGATGACGGACGCTTTCTTCAAGCAGATAGCCGAACAGGAAGCCGATTTCGACAAGGAAATAAAATCGATCAAGGAAGGTGCCGAACAGACACCAGGAACTAGAGGACAGGCAAAGAACGCGATGATTGCTGGAAAGGTTATGATGGGAATGGTAAAGGACCAGTTTCAAAAGATGAAAGTAGAATTCGACAAGAGGTACGCATCTGCAAAAGACTTGGCAGCAAAGAAACAGGTAGCCATACAGAGACTAAGGGACACGATTGAAACAACCAAAAAGAAGCTCAACGATCCAAAAACCTTAGAAACAGCAATCCAGACATACAAAAACGAAAACAAGATTGATGGTGGATCATCAGCCGGAATTTCAGTTGATATACTAAAGACATACAATTCCACCAAATCGGAAGAATTGGTTGGAAAGGAAGTCAGATACAAAACCAAAAAATACGACCCCAACAAGAAACCAGAAGAGCAACCGGAAAACATAGGGAAATTGAAAGTTCTTAGAGTAGATTCAGACGGAATTTTCTTTGATGGGGAAAGGGAAGACTTCAAGAAGCCGTTTGACCAAATCCTCCCCACTACTGAATCGGGAGCGAATGCAAAAAAAGCACAAGAAGTACTAACAAGAATCAAAAACGATGATGATAAAATGGGAAAGATCGCCAAGTTCGCCGAGTTTGTAGAAAAAGACGAAAATAAGGATAAGGTTGCCGAAATAGAAAAAATAATAGGGGGATTAACAACCCCAACTGCATAAAAAAATGGATAGAAACAGGGAGATCACCAAGATCTACAACAAGATTGATACGATTGCCAGAAAAGGAAAGACAGCAGTCTACCAATATTACAACTACATATCGGAACTTATAGACAACCAGCAATATTACCTTTTCCAGGACGTCATGATGACAAGATACGAAATAGACATTCGATACTACAAATCAGTTGATGAAATGAGAAGATTGACCTTTCCCAAAATACGGGAAAAAACCCAACAATCATTCCAGAAACAACTAAAAAAACTATTTGACTCAAAAAACGTCTATCCTATAGGATTCCACTTTTTCAACAAAACCAACTCACACTATCTTGGAGACATAGTCGAAGTTGAGGAACCACACGCGACTATATTATATCAGGACCCTGAACTAGTCAAGAAACTTTCAGCATCCGAAAATGGGGAAATAAAGATTATAAATCTCGAGGTCTCGAAAGGACTATCATCATCTATACATGATGCAATACCAAAATTCAACATCGATCCACAATCAGTGTTACAAATATCGACCCAGTCACAAGTAATATTCGAAGGTGAAATATATGAGTGTGTCCAGTCATACACATGGAGTCTAACTAATCAGATAACTCCGACATATTCAGAATATTGGAGTGTCCAATCCTTCCCAACATATTCATTCGCCACTTTCTCAAGCGATTCGGTGACTCTCTACAACAAGTATTCGATGGCGATAGATTACTTAAATACCTGATTTGATCAGGTATTCTTCAAGAATATCTCTGAAATCATGACACTTGTGGACCTTTACATCATTGGGACCGATGTAGAAAATATACCCGACATGAACATCAATCCCGATTTCCTTCAGTATCAGCGAATACAGTGAAATCTGTATCGAGTATTCGTTAAGATGGCATTTGTCGAATTCCTGAAAAGGATCGAGAAGCTTTTCACCATAATCGTTTACAGTCTCAAATTTCTTGTTCGTTTTCCAGTCGACTATTACAACCCTATCCTTGTAAAGGAAAAGGGAATCTATCATACCAGCAATGTTCCATTTTCTAGAAAAGATCCTTTGTTCGAATTTTACCGGAGTAAGTTTGTGAAGATGGGTTCCAAAAAGAGTATTGAACTTGTTTATCCTGTCTATGACATCTAGGTCAGCAGGTAGTGTCTGGTAAATTCCGTTGAAATAGTTTTCAATCCAATTATGTGTGGCGGTCCCAACCTCATTCGCCCTGTTGTTGATCTGCTTCCATCTCGAAAGCATCTCAGCCTGGGTTATACCCTCCTGTTCAGCCTTCTTCTTTGACCAGAAATCCTGATCAAATTCCTTATGAAACCTTGATATGAATTGGGTGACTGATATGTAGTGATTACCGTCATACGTGTATTTGTGTTTGACGGGGTCAAACCTGAATTTCGGATCATCATACGATTCTAATAATTTCAAGACAGTTTCTCTCATAAACATATATATGAGAGAAACTGTCTTTTGTTTCTATGACATCATGTTAGACTATCAAAGATCATCAAAGTATCCGATACTCGATCCGATACTCGACCCCACATCAACAGGCATCCACCACCGGTTTTTAGGACTGTTAAATTTATTCTTCCTAGCCTCATCCTGAGCCCTTTTCCTTTCAACCCTTGTGTGAATCATTTCCCACTCGTTCAGATTCGGATCGACATATATCCAATCCCTGAGTTCATCATGGTAAACTGCATCTGTTCTAAGAATATGGGCATCATATATCTCGGAATAAACAACACCATTACAAACGGTCCATATCTTCCGGTCCTTGATGTAGACCATCTCACTCGGATACCAATATGTGTGGTTTAGACCGTCCTCACGAAGAAAGTCTCGAGGCTGACAATACCCATCTCCACTCGAAATGGTTATGATATCAACATTCTCTGGAATGTGATTATATATGGTATTATTACTCCTGTCCAAAAACTTGAAAGTGTCCATGTAAGGATACATCTCGAAGTCCGAATGGTCAAGCTTGATATGACCACGTATCAACGATTCCTGACCCTTTGAAAGAAAAAACATGGTGTTGTTCCATTTCTGCTCTTTCTTGTAAATAAAACCATTATCATCAGCATACTTACGAAAATGATACAGATATTCCTCATCGTTTATCGTGTAAATCCTATCGAGGACATTATAGGTCTTTTCACCATCTGTCATCCCATGCCACATGAGAGCCCTACCAACGAGAAGGTTCCCGTTCATCATACAAAGCATCTTGACCTGATTGGGATTTTGGACGTAAATGTCCATATATTTCTGACACGAACTGTGTTTCATACAGGAGTTACCCAAAGATGATGACTGATCGTAGTAGTTGTGATGATGATACCATTTCCTAACATCCTCGCCCTGAACCACTTTAAACTGGAACACAGGAGCCGATTGGATGTTTCGGTAAAGTGTGGAAAAAAGTTCCACCTCCTTGTCGGAAATGTCTTTGAAAATCTTCCTGACGAAAGAGCCGGGTTTGGCGTAAATACGCTTGCTAGTCCCCCAAACATTATCAGTATCGAATCTGTCTTTAGTTAGATATGATATTTTGGTCCTATCAGCAGAAGATACACCTATGTAGTTAACATGGTTGTCGACTAGAATTTCGATAGGAAGTCTCTGTTTGAGAAGCAGTTGAGCCACTTCAGATGAAGTCATCTGAACTAACACTGATTCAAATTCGGGAGAAATAAAAATATCTGAAGTTTTGCGGATATACGGCATTTGGAAAAGATTTCTACAAATATAGGTAAAATAGTTATTAAAATTACTTTTCTGAGAAGACCATTTCAACAAGTTCTAAAACTCGATTCCGATTGTTGATTTTAGAGTTCCCGACAAGTTTAATCACTTCCTGTTTAGTCGATCCCGATTTTTTCAATTTAAGGATAGCACTACACATCTTCTCATCCTCCTTAGTAAGCTTTGCAGTATATTTTTGGTAAACCTCCTTAGGAATTGTTGAGACAGGAGGAGTCCCAACAACAGATTTCTCCTTCAACTGTTCAATAGTAATCCTCTTCGCAGAAGGAACATGATTGACTTCAAACTCCTTTGAAATATCCTTAATCCCTAATATTTTCTTTATTATGTTCATCATATGTGGTTAAATGTTAATAATCTTATTTCCTTGTTGTTATGAAGCTTCTTGAAACCATAGTACATCCTCTGACCTTCATTGGTCAAGTCACGGAAACCACATACCCACATCCGGTCGTTCTTATGGAAATAGGTCAGGTTAGACCACCCGATACAAACTGAGGAGATCAAATTGATTGACTTGTTTTTAAAAAGATCATCTTCGGATGATATGTTCGGAAAATACAACCTATCATATTCATCATTTATCCTCTGACTTTCTATCAGATTATCCAAATCCTGATCGGAATCCAATTCCGGACGATTGTCTACATCATCTGAATAAAATCCAGGAAGATCGAGAGTTATGTGAGATAGTTCAGAGTCCACATTCTTGGGTTCGAATGCAATCAAATAAACCATGGTTTTCCCAACATTTCTACCGTGAAAGAAATGACTACTCGGATGGGGAAAGTTTACAAAACCACTGTTGTCTTCTTTGAACATAGAATGTAAAAATATGAAAAATAATACTGAAAAAAAAAATATATATACTCTATGATTTTAAGATATAGAAAATTCATGGAGGGTTATGACAAAGATATCCTTAAAATGATTAAGGACTTAGCCGATAAGACAAATACCCTTAAAAAATCAATCATCAAATCACTTACCCCAAATGAGGTTTATGAGGACTACTTTCTCGAATTTATCGAGAATGAAAGTTTCACTTACCATATCTATAACACACACAATATATTAATGACCATTGACCTTAAAAAGAAAATGCATAGACCCAAAAATATCAAATCTGAAACAGAAAGATACCTTAGGAAATCATCGATGATAATCAAAAGACTGGAAAGCATGTTCCCAGACTCAAGGTGTCATTTCGAGATGAAACTAAACGGAAAGGTTCAGGCTATACAGAGGGGTTATGACCGAAAAGATGATATCCTTACATTTACCGGAATCGGAGATCCTAACCCATACGAACCTAAGGGAACCGTAATCGTCAAAATAACCTTCCATATAGCATAAAAAATACCGGTTAGACCGGTATTTTTTTCATCATACTACCAATTCTATCCGAAACTTCGGTTTTTGGGAGTATAGACATCACGGTCATAAGATCTGGTCCCGGAACCCCACCCGTAAGGGCCATCCTCAAGTCAGGCATAACCTTTCCCATCTTGATCCCTAGATCCTGACAAATGTCATGGATTGACTGCTTGATAGAATCAACAGTCCAATCGATTCCATCAATATTCCCGAGAAAGACATCAAACACCCGAATGAAATCAGGATTTGTCTTATCCGAACTGACCCTGACTGGATTTACGAATATGTCAACCACCGATTGGAGATCCGTCGTGAAAACACTTCTTTTCTTAGCAAGGTCAATAATCCTCGATTTGTCGGAGAGACTGAAATCGGTTCCTTTGAAATCGACGCGAGTCATCAGGTAATCGTCAGACCTCAGGTTATTGAGATACCACGAGTTGAAATGTTTTGCCTTGTCCATATCGAACCTAGCTCCGTGCTTGTGGACACGATCAAGGGAGAACTGAGAGATCAGATCATCCATAGAAAATATTTCATTTGTTCCAATAGGAGACCAACCTATAAGACTCAGGTTGTTTATGAACACATCAGCGTCAAATCCATATTCCTTCCAACCATCAACCCATTTTCCATCGGAATCCACATACCCGATTGGAGAGATCGGAATACCGTATTTGGAGGCTGTCCTCTTGGAAAGCTTTCCCTTACCATCCGGGTTCATGATAAGGGGAAGATGACCGAAAGTCGGAATATCCCATCCGAAAGCCTTGTAGAGGAGGATATGGAAAGGTGTTGACGCGACCCATTCCTGTCCTCTCAGGACATGGGTGACTCCCATATCATGATCGTCGGATGTGTTGGCCATGTGATAACTGGCAATACCGTCGGACTTCAGGAGAACCTTGTCATCCAACTGATTGGAGCTGATAGTGATATCCCCGAGTATAGCATCGGTGAACGTGATATCAACATCGGTAGGAACCGCGAAACGAACCACAAACTTATCTCCACTAGCGAGACGGGAGTCAACATCATCTTTTGCAAGGGTAAAAGAATTTTTCATGCAGAGACGGGTGGCTGCATCATACTTGAAATTGGGAACGGACTTGTGGGCCTTATCCAAATCATCCTTAGTATCAAACGCGTAATAAGCAAATCCTTTGTCGATAAGGAACTTGATCTTGTCCGAATAATTCCTTTCAGTCTGGATGAAGGAACCTATGGTAGGATCTGGGTTCCAATAGGAGGCATCAGGTTGGATTCCTAACCAATCACACATCCTTTTGAAATAATCAAGGAAATTTGGGTTGTAACGATCACGGTCGGTATCCTCGAGGCGAACCAAAAACCTACCACCCGTCTGTTTGGCAAGGAAATAGTTGTAGAGAAGGGTTCTAACATTTCCGAGATGAACAAACGGTCCAGTCGGTGACGGCGCTATCCTTGTTACTATTTTACGCATATGGGGAACGTTGGTTTTAATGTATAAGAATACAAAAATAGTCAAAATTGACATGAAAACAAAATTTATATACGCCCTAAACGATCCCAACACCCATGAAGTGAAATATATCGGAAAAACAAATAACCTCAAAAAAAGACTACAGAGTCACCTGTCAAATAATCAGCTATCATCGGCAACAAGGAAAAACAATTGGATCATCTCTCTATTGAGGGATAATAAAATACCCATAATCGAACTATTAGACGAAGTGCCTGAAAATGAAATAGACTTCTATGAGATATTCTACATATCATTATTCAGGTCATGGGGATTTAATCTATTAAATGGGACAATTGGTGGAGATGGATTCGACTGGACAGGGAGAAAACACGATCCCATATCCAATTTAAAAAACAGAATAAACAGCCCCCATAGGAAATCGGTTGCCAAATACGACATGAATGGAAATCTTCTCGATAAATATCATTCCTTGAGAGAGGCCGGTATAGAGAACAATATGGAAAAAGCCAACATATCCCGATGTTGTAGGAACATACTTAAAACCTCAGGTGGTTTTAGATGGGAGTTCATAGAAAATATATCGGAACATGTATTCGAAACTCCAATCAATAGAGTTGAGAAAATTAAAAAACCGAGACTCGATTCAAGACTGAAAAAAATTGATGTCTATAAGTTAGATGGGACGTTAATAGACACATGTGATAGTTTATCAAAAACTTCAGAAACACACAATTGTCATTGGTCTCTAATAAAAAAATGCTGTGATAAAAAATCATTTCACCAGACAAAAAACCTAACATTCAGATTCATGGAGATGCTTTTGACTATATCCCCCATAAAAATTATAGGAATGAAAAGACGTATAAAATTCAGATGTTCAAGGACGGAGACTTAGTGATGGAATTTGATTCTCTAAAAGAAGCTGTTTCCTATACCAGGATAGGAAAACAATATATCTCGAAAAACATGAAAGAAAATATGAAAGAAAACTCAAATAAAATTTTAAAGGGATTTGTATTCAGATTCAAAAAAAACCCATTCGACTGAATCACTCCAAAATCCTGTCTATCTTGCGTTCCCTTATAATGTGGACCACACTTTCGGGTTTGTATTTGGTCGGGTCGTCCCATCTGATTTTTTTAACAGAAAGAACATCATTATTCAAACAAAGTGAAAGTGTTGATGCGTAAATAACCGAACTAGAATATCGGAAGGAAAGGTTGGATCCGGAATGATCAATCGACCGATACATAGGACATAAAAGTATGATACAGTTGTTGTTTACAGTGGAAGCATTGGACAAGGAACTCAAAATCATTCTCGAATGGGATTGGTCACTTACGTTAATGACATTCTCCAAGTCGGACACAAACATCCGATTTTTCAGTTTCATCGTTCTCATGATACCAACATCACTGTCAGACAATCCAATACTCTTACCGTTATCGGACACCACAACCCTTGTGAAAAGGGGCTTGTGATATTCCAAAATGGAAAGAATATCGAATCGATCACTGTTGGTGACATACCCGAAAGTCAAAATACCGTCACACTGGTTCACCCATTCGGGTATCATATTAAATATAGAATTCATATCGTTTATATAAAAAAACCAACAGGATTTAAACCCTGTTGGGTTTAAATCAAACTAGACCGTGAAGTATTACGATTTCTTGGCCGTTTTCTCAGTCTCCGTTTTTTCCTGAATGATTTCAGGGACCTGTCCCTTCATCATCTGCATCAGTTGGAGACCCATAAGTCCATCAAGAGAACCTCCACCGTTAGCCCCTCCCCCGATAAGGACATCAGGAATGACCTTAATCTTGTTGGCTCCGATCGATTCAGTAACCTTGAACTTGGTGAAGTTGTCCTCACCCATAGCCTCAACAGCCAACCTATAAGCCTCGGCCTCTGACTTACCAATCGCGAGCTTCTTAGAAGCTTCCGCATTACCAGTAACAGTGATTCGTTCAGCTTCAGCATTTGCTGACAGTTTTGTCGCCTTGGCTTTCGCTTCAGCGTCTAGTTCCACAGCCTTAGCCCGACCTTCAGCTGCCTTTACTTCAGCCGCCGCGTTACGTTCGGCTATGTTCACCGACTGTTCAGACTTAACCACTTCCTTCTGCATGTCGGCTATCGCATTTGCTTTCTCAAACTCCTGACGTTTCGCCTGAGCCATACGCTGGGTATCATATGTGACCTGCTGCTCTTCCGCAATCTTACGGTCGGTAAGGGTCTTCATCAGACTTTCAGGTGGGGTGATGTCACCAATCAGGGTATCCACCGCATGTACGTTATACTCATCCAACACCATTGAAATATGTGATTTTGCCGATTCCTGACGCTCCTTACGGGTACTGAGGAACGCGATTACGTCACTGTCCTGGGCCGAGTTACGGAAATAGTTTCCGATTGTAGGTTCCAAAACCTGACTCACCAGGTTCTTCATGTTACCGAAACGAGCGATAACCTTAGGGGCCTCTGTCGATGGTACGTGAATAATCTGTGAAACATCAAGGTTAAATGGAAAACCGTCCTTGGAACGAACCGTGATTGTACACAGTTTCTCATCAAGATTATGAGCCTCTGAACGAGCATTTGCCCAGTTCAATACAAGATTGGTTGTTGGAACCAGTTCTACTCGCATCGTATGCGTATTTATAGGATACTTACCCGGACCGAGTGGTTCATTCCAAACACCCTTCTGTCCCTTAGAAACGATGTTTCCGTGTTTGAAGTCTGTACCAGTTACATCAACCCCGTCATCACCAACATATGATACAACCACACCAACATGTCCGATAGGGATTTCGGTCATTTTTACCTCTTCAACAATGACCGCCCAAGGGTTAATGTTGTAAGTACCCGCTAGGATGACTTCCTGTTGGAGACCCCTCTGACCCCCATTCTGAAGAAATGAGTCAAAGTCCTGGAACTTGTTATGATTTGGTACAATATCAGCCGCAATCTGACCCTCCTTGAGGGGAGCTCCATCAAGCGTAGTGACTACACCAACCGCATTATCATTGACGGTTGTCTGGTCCGTGATTGAGATATCAAAAAGATGACGGTTGATACGGTAGGAACCTGCTACGAGAATAAGAGCCTGACGTCCTTTAGATCCCCCATTGGTAAGAAATTTCTCAGCATCCTGAAAAGAGTCGCAATCTACTCTCTTTCCGAGGATCTGACCATTTGACGGAACAACCCCATCCTTGGCTGATATAAGACCGATTTTACCCTGAGGAATGACAGTAAAGTCAACTAAATTAATCTCGAACTGCCATGGCCAATATCCAAAATAAAGACCAGGTGCTAGAGTACTGGCCTGGAAACCAGCTTCACCTTTGGTGGCGATAATTCGCCCATCTGGAAGTGACTTATCCTTACCAAAAAGGACGAATTTTTTGGTAATGAGACCGATTTTCGATTCGGGAACGATGACTACACCAAACAGACGGAATACCCATTTATACATTACAAGTGTAAGAACTACAGGAATAATCCACCAGTTGTGGAGAAAGAAATTGAAAAATGACATAAAAATGATTTGATGATTTCCTACTCTTTGATGGGATTTTCGGATTACTCCCTGTTATTTTGGCGCCAATAACCTTACAAAGGTAAATTTTTTATCTTAATAAAACAAAAAACAATAAAAATTAAACCACACCTCTTTTCCTAAGATGTCGAAGACATGGTTCAATAAAAAAATCAGCATATTGTTCAGCCTCTATCTCATATGGATGATACTTATAAAGATGTATTTCTGATAGACGGTGGTATTTGTCAACATCTTTTTTCCTAGGCATCTGGAGAAAATGTGTGTATTCATGAATGATTGTACCAATGATATCCTTACGATGACGACAGGTATTCAGGAATAAAGTAATCTCCTTATTCTCATATTCCCCAAATCTCTGTTTATACCTCTTGTCAGTATTTATTTTAAGTTTTGGATACCTCTTTATTGGTGTCCCCAAATGATGACAACACCAGTTGAAGGTTTCCTCTGCTATAAGAGCAGACTTTTCGTTATATTTCATACCACAAAGATACGACTTTTTTCCGAAATTACCAAATATTCTTTCACTATGAAAGTATCTGATTTATCAGATCGTGCCTTTTTTCGTTAATCAAACTAGACTTGTATTGACTCAAAGGAATTAAATCCTCTTCATTGAAGGACTGCTCATGATATTTTTCAGTTACCCAACCACAGTCATAACCACCATTAGAATTGGTAGAAATTACCTTCATCTTATTTCCACCCGTTGACTTGATAACAAGATCACCTGGATTGAACTTCATAAATAAGAAATCATTTTCCCTATTTATAAAAATGTAGACTATTCCTCAAATAAATTTTTAATAATCTCATCCCTTACAAATTGTATTGGAACAAGATATGTACGATTAACCTTTACCAGGTTAGAATCGGTTTCAAGTATTAAATCGTTTCCTACCATGCTTTTGACCAAATAGGCAACTCCATCCTTCAGTATTTTAGGGTGACCGTTCTTCTTCCTCCTAAAGACAACAACCCTATCCCCGATTTCAAAACTGACATTATCCTTGTTCCATATCCTTGTTTTTTCCATAGTTCATGATAAGCAGTTCCACACCCTTGGTCTGTTCCTGGCCAGACTTAGCCATAGCGGCCTTGGCGAAGGCTTTTGATTCCCATCGATATTCATTTTTCGGAAACCACTCCGATAATTCGGGAAAATCATAGTAACTGAGAGAAAACCTTCCAGACATTGATTTCAGACAGTCCGCTAGTCTCAGATGTGTATCTATCCCAAACTCATGATTAGCGTAATAGTCTTCTGTTTTATGATATGGTGGGTCACAGTAAAAATAGGTCTTAGGGGAATCATATTTTTTGACGACATCCTCAAAATCCATATTCTCAACCACATCAATTTTGGAAAAATAGGCCTGCCATTTCGGATTCCTGAGCTTATCCTTGAATGTGTCGAATTTCGACTTATATTTTCCCCTCAAATCGATGAAACTTCCCCTTTGGGGATTTGTCCCACTCCAAACCTGGGTAAGGATGTAAGCGTATTTGTACGCTGTCTCATAATCAGGGTTAGTAAGATCGACCTTGAAATCCGGATGGAAAATTTCCTGTTGGAAACTTTCAAAAAGTTTCGGATCCTGTGAAGGTATCTGGTCAATAATCAGGGAGAACTTACTATAGTTCCGGATACAGTTGAACAGATTGACGTTCAGAGGATTGAAATCGTTATAGACCACCTTTTTCAGGTTGGGATAATTGGTCAGTTCAAGATTGAAAAAAACCCAAAACATACCCGAAAACGACTCGACATATATCTCTATGTCGTTCGGTATATAATTGCGGATCCATTTCCCAATTTTACTTTTACCACCAATGTAACTTAAAGCCATTTCAAAATTATATTTTTTATCCTATTCGGGAAGCCGAAACAGGGTTTCTAGATGAGAAGGTTCCCCTACATCCATATTTTCTTGTCCTACAGGACGATAGAATAGTTACCAAAAGTAATAGAATGATCTTGTTTTTCATTATTTTCATTTTTAGCACCCAACACCTGGTATCCTCATATCTTCCTCACTCAGTGGACTCGAACCCACCCTATTTAGGAAATCAGTAAGAATACTCATCTCATTTTTATCTAGGGTTATATTCAGAGTTGTATGGGAAAGTTGGTGACATATCTCAAGTCGGTCGATTTCCTTTCTAAAAGTCAGGTTTTTTAGTTTAATTTGATTCTTCATTCTTCAGTTGATTTATTCTATCTCTCAATTGAGAAGCGATTTCATACTCCTCGTTTTCCAAAGCCTTTTCCAACATATTCTGTAGACTCTCCACCGTGACTACATGAGTGTAATCCCTATCCCGATGATTGTTTTTATATTGTTCATCACTGATTGTACCATCATCTTCCATCTCAAACCCGTGAAGTTTGATTATTTCTCGATTACAATAGATCGGACACCCATAAAGTAACGATAATGAAATCGCATCCCCAATACCACAATCTATCTCAAACTGATCAATCATATTTGAAAGTATGACTTTACAGTAGAATATACCTTCCATGATATTGATGATGTTGACTTCCTGTATATCCGCACCCAAAGCATCAGTAACACTTTTAACAATATCATGGTACAATGGCATCTTGGGAACTAATCCCTGGAGTTTCATTTCTATATAAAGGGCATCAGATGATTTTATGATGACAGGTAGTTTGTTCTTGCCCTCCATCTCACCTAGGACAACAACAAACGATCCCATTTGGGATTGCCCATAAGAAAGTCCTATAACCCTAAGCTCTGTTTTTTTCATATTGTTTATACTCATTTTTGTGAATAAGTTGCTTTTATAAAAATAAATAAAATATTTAATCCTGCAAAAGCAGATCTGCAGCCGACGTAGCAGCCGTTGCCATCGGTTTACTCCAAACCCTATAACCCATCCCCCTTAACCAGGGAACGTAAGTCTTATAGGACAAATTTGATCGGTTCTTAGCAAATCCCTTACCATCTACCTTTCCCTCAACTGGGTTGAAATCTAAGTGAAGATCAATAAGCTTGTAATCAAAAGACTTCTCATGATCACTAAGAGATATGTTTTCAATAACCACATCTTCAGTATGGTAAACATGAGAGTATTTACCACTACACTTATCAAGATGGAACTTATATCTTTTCCTCTCTGAAATAGTCAGATCCTTACGGACATAGTGTCCCCTGAGTTCACTATCAAGGAACTCCCCAATCTCTTGAACATACTGTGCCTCCTTGTGAAGCCTTTCGAAGTTGTCACGGATCTTAGTCACGTTCTCCCTGAAAAAGACAACGTGAGCACCATTTTTGAGATCGGTATTGTACATCATAAGGGTGATCGCGTAAACGGTCTTCCTGCGTCTCTGTATTGAGTCACATCCAAGTGATATTGTCACATAAGGATCCTTTTCGACATAATCTTTGATGTATTCGACTATATCTGGAATGAAATCCCCACCGAATTTCTTGAATCTTTTTCTTACATCCATTTCATTGAATTTTATTTGTTGTCCATTACCTGGACAGTCAGAATTGAGTTCCTAACCACGTCAGGGGGAACCACCATGAATCCGTTCGGGAGGTGCATCTCATATCCACCGTCGACGTAGAACCCCTTTGACATTTCGATAATGTCCTTATACTGATCAGGAGTGACCGTCATCGGCTCAGAGACATACGCCCCGATTCTGTTTTCGAGTTTAAATGTTATTGTCATAATATATGATAAAAAGTGAAACCCCTTTTTGAGAGGGGTTTCAAATCCACGTTATTTGGAACCAGTAGGTCGGTTGATACGTTTGATGTTTACGAGAACATCTTTGAACGATACCATGAACTTCTTAATCTTCGGGTCGGATACGTCAGGGACGTTGTCCAACACATGGAGAAGATAAGCGGTGAGTTCGTCATCACCGACCTTTTTCAGGAACTTGGTCACGTTGTCAAGCTGCTTTTCGGAAAGCTTCTTGATATCGAACTCCTTGAGGGAGTTGATAAGTTCCGAGTTCTTGTCTCGGTTGTACTTCTCCAGTTCCTTTTCAACCTTATCGAAACGATCGATAATGTCGTGGATGGTGATGTTAATCATTTCCTGACAGTATTGTAGGAAACGTTGTGCTCCGTTACCAACGTAACCGTGGGCAACTTCCTGAAGATACGGGAGGAACTCACGTGGGGAAGCATCCTTACCGAAATTCTTCACAATAAACTGTGACAACATAGTCCATGAACGCGGTGTGGCGTATGCCCTAGTGTTCTCAGTCGCTGGTTGATAAAGCTTTTCAGGGTAAGCTTTAATGTAGGATACGATTGTCGAGTGACAGTTATCCTTGGCGAAGTTGTCAATCCATTCAGTCGCACCGAGTGTGTGGTTGAAGTGGATAAGACGGTTGTTAAGAGCCGAGTCGAATTCCTCGACGTCGGTTCCGTCCTCATCACCCAAGTTACCAGATGCCATCATAAGGACGGTATCGTTGAACTTGAACTTGGTTCCAATCTGACGCTCCAAAAGGATTTGGAGAGCCGCGTTACGAACAGCAAGGGAAGCACGGTTAAGTTCCTCAAAGTGGATTACGGTCGGACGTTCGTTCGCTTCAACAGCCCAACGAGGAACTACGTGGTCGAGACATTCTTCACCATTGAATGTTGCAACCCTTGGATAAAGACCAACGTCGGTTTCATCAACCATCGAAAGACGGACGTCCTTATAAACAAACCCCATCTTGTCGGCGATGGATTTGGCGATGGCCGATTTGGCGATACCGGGTTTGGAGGTGATGTACATAACACCGTACTTCGGCCACATGGTCATGAAATACCTGCGTTCGCGGTCGGTAAGTTGTGACATACGCTCCCTGAGCTCTTTGGGCATCGTCGAGAAGTCGGTCACGTGGGATAAATCAATCAGATTTGTCATATTTTCTTTACTCATGTTTTTTTGTTTCTACAAAGATAAGATAAAAATTCTATTATCAAAATTATTTTTGAAAATTTATTCAGTGACCGTTTCGGGATACCAACCAGGTGTGTACAGTAAGGGATCGAGACGATTCAATTCCCTTATCTCTAGGAGCTCCTTTGAATATTTCCACATTGTTGGTTTCCATTCTGGAGAACCAAGCTTTAGTTTTGGGGTATCGAGGACACTGACAAGAATAACTTTTTTCTCGAAGTCCGATGTGGCAGATTCCATCATCTGTTCAAATGATTCAGGGGTCATGTCGACCGTTCTGGTCAGGTATTTGTCGTAGATTTTATCGTAAAATTCTTTATTCATATAAAATATTTTGAAATTTAAATTGTATTATCCTTTGATAACCTCAACGTTTTTAAGGGAAACCACTGGTTTTACAACCTCCATCATCTTACTGACGTGACCGAAATCCTTCAGACGGTCGATAGTACCCTTTGCGATTGTGAATGACTGAACAGCCTTGATGATCTGACCCTTGTCACCATCCTCGATTTCATCACATTCCTCGATCAGACGGGAGATAACCTCACCGTATTTCTCAATCATGTCGTTGTCGAAAGAGAAAGTAGTCTTTTCCTCAACGATTTCCTGACCAAAATCCTCAATAAGAGACTCCGCACGATCAGCATTGATTGTAATATACCGATCTGTAGGAATGAACATAGTCTGTGCCACATCAAGACCCTTTTTGGCCTCAACCATAACCGAACCTGGATTGCGACCTGTCTTTTCATAGAGTTCAACCCACTTCTGTTTTGCGGTCTCCTTAATCTCATCAGAAAGGATATCGGCCTTAGCCTTGTCACGCTTCATATTGTCATTGAGAACCTCAAGCTTTTGAATTTTATCGAAAAACTCACCATCCTTAACGGTCAGACGGATTTTCTGATCCTTTGGATTTGTAGCCTTGGTTGCTGCGGTTGATTTTGCCTTACTGAAGAGATTAGCCATAGTAGTCGTTTTTTGATTGTTTTGTTACACAAAGATACTGAATATTTCTTAATCCACCAAATCCGATAGAATTTTCGGACTCCAAATTACTTCCATTTGTTTATTTTTCTTATCCTTGCGTAACTTTTAAATATTTTGTTATAATACCTAATTGTTTCTACTTGAAACATTTTCTTACCTATACTTTCAAATTCGAATTCCCTAATATCATATCGTATTTTGTCACTTAGTCTGTTTATTCTTATTGGGGCAAGAATGTACTTTATTATTTTTCTGAATCTGTACTTCATGGGTTTTTCTGGAACAGAAATACTTAGTCTTAATTTCAAGATTCCTGTCCATTATATCCAATATTTTTTCTCTTAAAAAGAGTGTTTTCTCATTCATCATTTCTTACCCTTTATTACACAAAGATACCTCCTTTATCCGAATTGGCCAAAATTTGATAGATTTTTTTGACCTGAAAATGACAGTCAGATCCCTCTCCGTTGAATACTAGGAAATCTGACAAACGCTTCTTTTCCGTCTCATCCATCTGTTTTCTCATCCGAATATCATACTCCTGAGGTAGAATCCCATCCCTTTTGAACACCCGACCTATCCTTACCGAATAGGGAGCGTCGACGAATATAATCCTATCCATCCTCAAGTTCATCCCCGATTCGAACAGGATGGCACTCTCAGCCAAAACAAATTTCGAATCATGGTTTTCACTACAAAAATCTTCGAAATCCGATATCACATAAGGATGACATATCTCATTCAATTTTTTAAGACGATCTTCTGCACCCTCAACAAACACAATTTTCCTAACCTTAAATCGGTCCATGTTGCCCTGACTGTCATAGACATCCCCAAATTCCCTGATTATCTTCTCCTTCAGATCTGGGATGTTGTTGTTGACCCACCTTGCCCTTTCATCAGAGTTGTAGACAGGAACTCCCTGTTCTTTGAACAGGGAGCTTATATATGATTTTCCAGACCCCATAAGTCCAGTAATTCCAACTTTTAACATAAAATATTTTTATAGACTAAAACTCTCACCACATCCACACGTTCTCGACGCATTTGGGTTCCTCCATTCAAATCCTCTCCCATTAAGACCATCAGAATAGTCGAGTTCGGTTCCCCACAAATATAGGATACTTTTTTTATCACAGACAATTTTAATTCCCCTATCTTCAAAAACCTCATCACCATCCTTTACGTCATGATCGAATTCCATGGAATATCTAATTCCCGAACACCCTCCGCCCTTGACTCCAACACGAAGAAAATGTTCCTTTGTAAGTCCATCCTTGACGATCAGTTCATCAATCTTTGTTTTCGCCGATTCACTTATCGTTATCATACTTCACTTTTTTAAAAATCATCATCAAATTCTTCCTCATCGTAATCATCATCTTCCTCATCATCTTCCCCATACATGTCCTCATAGTCGTGATACTCTAGGACATCATTTTTCTCGAAAAAAGAGATGAGTTCCTTAACCTCTTTCGGTGTAAGCCCACCGTCCTTTATGCGAATAACATCCTGTTCGGGATTAGACCAATATATCTTCCCATCATCCTGAAGTCGATTTAACCTATCATAGACAATTTCCGAATCGGAACACTCATCCAAACTGTAATACTTTGCAATCATCTTTAAGAAATTTTTTTCTATATATCCATTTTAAAAATCAGGAACTTGTATCTCAGGACCAACTCTCTCTATATCATCAATATAGATACCCATAGAAGAAGAATCCCCCATTCCACCAGGAAGAAAACAACAATCATCATCATATTTGGAATGCATGTACCAACAAGGTGTGGGACTTTCATACCCACGTATCAGAACCCAATACCAACCAGACTTGGTTGGAAATTCGACACTCTCAAACACTTTTTTAATTTTAGACATCTTTGAATTTTTTATTTATTAAATAATTTGATAAAATCGGTTTTTTTTCAGTATCCTCCCATTTACAAGCAACCCTCAAATCATCACCAATAAGAGCCACTGTGATATATGTGTTCTCACCACACCTGAAAGTGGCGGTGGTTTCCTCAAGCTTGATCGGTTCAATCTCCTTTTCGGGATCACAGTCGAAGTTATCGATTTCCTTGATGAAATCAAAAGTTTCGGTTTTATAGTATTTTCCCTTCAAAAGTTTCAGAAACGGATCGGTGATTTTCAAAACCTCATTTTTCCTTACCCCATGAACATCCTTATACTTGAATCCTATGGTTATGTGCAGATCTATCTCAGGAAGCCCATATCTCTTCCTAACCTCCTGGAGTTTTTCCGAACGGACCACCACAAAATATGCCCGGTTTCCAGACCTTTCCGCAGTTCCGATTCCCATCATCTGAACATCATCGAATTCGAAATCGAACACCGACTCAAGTGAGTTGACAAACCTATCAGGTCCCATCTCTTTCAAGATTCGGTTGTAATCCATGACATTTATTACAGTTATATGATAATGCCCTTGATCCCTGTTTTGCTGATATTGGGTATATACGGTAAATTCCTCGTCACCAAGTATCCCCCTCATCTGTTCGAGATAAGGATGGATAGAGTCTTTCCAAATGTTTACTCCGACATAATTATTCCCAACTGTGTCCTTAATGTATTCTACTCTGTAAATCATACAATCATTTTTTTGAATTCCTCAGTCTCAAGTCTCTTAATCTCCTCCCCAAGAGCCTTACCCCTAATTCCACTAGACATGAGGTCATCAGCCGAAACCGTTGGAACATATTCGACAAACTTCCGAAACATCCTATCCCTAACAAGGTTACAGTCTAACCATTCAAGGATGACCGAATTGTCGATGTGACACTTTATTTTCCTCTTATACATCTCAAAAACGTTATCAGGAGTCAATCCCAAAAGAGATATCAGGAAAACCGACTTGTCAGCGACATCCCCTTCGATCTTGAATTCCTGGACCAGTTTCCTTTCCAAGATCTTCGGATCTTCCTTCCTGAAAAGGTTGGCTAATATGACCACCATATTTGACGAATCGATAAGATCTGTGTTTATCAGACATCCGGGAAAAACTACATCCCAGAGCCCCAAATCGGTGAAATACTGGAGATAACTATTGAAATCAAGAGTCTTCTTCTTGGTATACGAATGTGCCTTCTTGATCTCCTCCCAAATCCTTTCACGGGAAATGATATTCAGATCGTTCTTCCTGTCACGGATCGCGTCAAGTGATTTCGGATCCACACTGAAACTATATCTGAACGCAAACCTGATGAGTCTCAGGATACGCAGAGGATCTTCCTTGATTCTGAGTTCGGGATCACCGAGAAAACGGGCGACACGGTTTTTTATGTCATCCATACCACCAACCAAATCGACTATAGATTTGGTGTCCAAATCATAAAACAAAGCGTTGAAAGGTATGTCACGACGCTTAACGTCGTTTTCTATCGTGGTGAACCTCACATCAGGATTCCTAGTCGTTCCAAGCACTGCCGAAACACCAGTCTTACCAGCTTCCGAGGCATATATATCCTCCCTGAAAGTGGCGATCTCCATACCCAAAGGCTGGTCATCGGTATATACTACAACTACCCCGAAAGCCTTACCCTGAAGGTTCGTCGAATATCCTTCAGATTTAAGGATCGAGACAACCTCATCGGGAACAGCGTCGGTGGCCAAATCAAAATCCTTAGGTTGGTCACCAATAAGGAAATCCCTGACCGAACCCCCAACCACAAAAAGTTTCTTTCCGTTTGATTGGAAAATCCGATGGAGTTCCTTGACCGAATCGGGAATAAGATTCCACATATCAGAATCCCTTTGGTTTTCTAGAAATTTTTCGTAATTTACTAATACTTTCATTGAAACAAAGTTAATCAAAATTTTTAATATATATATTAATATGAAAGACATTAAAAAGTTTGAGGCGTTTGGTGACATTTATCCCGAAACCAGGTTGGACTACGACTGGAAAAGGGAATTTCTCGAAATACGGGAACTTTTCTACAACATCGAGGAAAATCTACCCGATGAGAGTTTGGTCGACTTTTCGGCTGGATGGAGGTCATCGATGAATAACCAAATGTTCCCATGTTACATAAATAAGGCGGGCGAGATTATGGGGAATGACGAAGTGATAGAAAAAACCTGCGGCACATACGCCAACTTTCTCATAAGAATCACTATAGAACCGAGATTCAAAACCCGTAACTACTCCCCATTCAAAATCTCAAATTCCGAGTCCTTTTTCGGGGAAAACGCTCAAATCGTGGTAGACATAATATCAAGACTCAAATACATAACAAAAGGACTGAACGAATACTCAATGGGGATAACATTCAAAGATAATCTCATCTATATATATTTTTTAAGAAACAACAACGAAAGAAAACAGATATGACCGAAAAAATAAAAAAAGCCTATGACCTAGCTAAATGGGCTCACGAAGGACAGACAAGAAAATTTACAGGAAAACCGTATTTCGATGAACATGTCGTCAAGGTTTGGGAGGAAACGAAACGATACGGGGCCACCGAAGAAGAGGAATGTGCATCGCTGCTCCACGACACGGTTGAGGACCAGCCCGATAAGGTAAGCCTAAAAATGATCGAAGAGGAATTCGGACCAAAAGTCTCTGGATACGTCGGAGAACTGACATCAGACGAGGATAGAATAAGGGAAATCGGAAAAGCCCAATACATGAAGGAAAAACTTTCCAAAATATCACTAGGATCACTCAAGGTCAAACTAGCCGATAGGAAATGCAACATTTCCGACATGATGACGGCTCCCGAAAAATTCAGGAACAAATACTACCCAGAGACAAGAACGATGATGGAAGGACTGGAAGGAAGGAATCTTCCCGAAGCCCAGGAAAAATTGGCCGATGACATAAACCAAATCCTAGACGAGGTTAAGTCGAAATTTTTTGAATCCAAGAAACACTCATTAAAATATATAAAATTGTACGAAGACTTTAAACAGAACAACATAACCCACGACGATATCATAAAATGTATAGACTCAGGTGGAGTTATATATGCCAACATAGTTAGGAATTTTCCTGAAAACGTTCCCGAAGAACCTCTTCACCCAGTATCAGTTGATGATGATGGGTTAATAACCGTTGAGAAAGAAGGGAGAAACTATGAAGTAGATATAAGAGATGTCAAGAAAATAGAATATAACAAATAATGGAATTTCAAACTAAAAGCGGAGGATTAGTCAGGACTGGATATTTTCACTCGAGAATATCAGGAGATCAGTTTTTTATAACCATAGACCAATCATCAAACATAAATAATGGTGATGATGAAGCTACCCTCGTCCTAACTAACCAGGAAGTTAGAGACCTAATATCACTTCTCAACAACCACTTAATCTACTCGGAAGGGAAACCGTTTGTCATCCTGGCAGATCCTCTTCTCCACCCCTCAGTTCACATACATGTGGTCACCGATGAGGGTGAGAAAGAGATAGAAAAGGATCCGGATCTGGTAAACCCCTTCCTGAACGGAACCCAAGAGACAACACCAGGGGAAATACACCTGGATAAGGCAGACTATTTCAAAAGCATCCTGCCAAAACTGACCAACGTAAAACCTATTCAATAGACATGAAACACCTGAAACTCTTCGAATCCAAGAACTGGGAAATAGTATTCGACCCACACATCACAAGAATAGAATGGAACGGTCTGCCATCTTACCTACGCGACAAAACACTTATCGACTTCACACAGAGAGATATAAAACAAATAATCGGATTTTTGGAGCATTTCGTCCCGATGTCAATGATTAAGATGCCCGAAAATACTGACAAAAAATTGGATTATGACCAAGGTAAATTTCGTGGTTCAATAGATGTGTCAACGGAAAGATCGAGCCGACCCAAAAACTATTATGACAATATCAATATATTGAAGTTAGATGATGAATACTTCATTGTATATTGCACCCACGGATACCCAAGCGGACAACGAACCCAGGTATTCAAATGTGACCAAATCGAAGGACTGATCGAACTATTGGGGATGATGTTTGAGGGATATCCCAAAAAGGACTATTCGAGCCAAAACTACATAACCAAAATAAAAAATCTAATCAATTCAATAGACATCGAAAAAACAGATCCAAAAAAACTGAAATCACTAGAGGAATTCCTAATAAAATGGAAATCTGATTCATGATAAAACCATTTCAAATTTTATCTTACCACAATCCCATATCTTATTGATTCTATTTTTCTCAACATATTTTGATTCAGTTAAGGTAGTCTTGAGTTTTGATTTTCTAAATCTTGACTTATGGACCCTCTTACCATCCACAACATACTTATAATCTGGATTTGAGAAATTAATAAGTTTAAAACCTATGGTTTCATATAATTTTCCATTAGACCAGTCCCTGTCAGCATAACTAACTATCCTAGTAGGCCCATAGTTTTTGATGAAATTTTTCAAAAGTCTAGATGCACCACCAATAACCGATGTATCTATCTTATTACAAAACCTGGACAAATTCCATTCCATATTATCCATTTTTTTCCTACCTTCGGAATGATCAAATGTCATAATAGAAACAAGTTCCCCTCTATAGTACAATCCTATTTTAACCACAGAATTCACAAATCCTTGTATGTGATTCTCATCAAGAAAACACCGAACTATTTTTGGATCATTTATAACCCTAACTTCACATTTTCTAGCATGAATCATGGTATTAGTAATACCAATCCAATTTCTGATTTGACTCTTAATAATATTTGTCCTATGCGACCAGTCGTCTTCCCATATATTTATAATATGAATTCCTTTGTCCAAAAAATATTTTCTTTTATTTAAGTGATAATTTCTATCTCTGTATTTTTCTGAATGCCAGTATAGTCCATTAAACTCAAATCCTATTTTCAAATCGGGAAGATAAATATCTATTTCCAACCCATCTCTATATGATCCAATAACCTCTCCTTGATATATTGATTTTATATAATTCAGCACTTGTTTTTCCTTTATTGAATATAACTCTCCGACGGGATTACAAATGACACATAAGGGCACTCTACCTCTTATCCTATTAAAATATAGATCAGTTGATATTTCAAAATTGTGTGGTTTATCTAAATCACATTTGAATAAAGAAACACTATTACCAACATAAGTAATATATGAATCGTGTTTAGTTATTGAAAATTTAATTCTTATTTCATCAGACTGGGAAACATGTTCAACATTATATTTATCAAGATTTGTTTTCCTTACTTTATCAAGTATAATAGGTGATTGTAATGGTGATTCTACACCATATTTTTCAATATTTGTCTTTTTTATCTGTTCTCTAATCTCGGGTGACTTAAAAACATTATCATAGCCATACCTTTCTATATTTGTGTTTCTAATGATCTGCTTACAATCTTCACTTTTTAAGTTTGAGTCAACACCCCACTTTTCTATACTTGATTCTCTTCTTTTTTTCTGAAATTCTTCACTTTGTGAAACATATTCTACACCATATTTTTTTAAATTTGTCTCTTTGGACCTCCGAATAAAGTCATCTGTGCCAATATAATACTCACTACCATATTTCAACATGTTAGTCTCAGTTACCTTAACCTTGAAATCATCGGTTTTCGCATAACTGTCTAATCCATATTTTTCCAAACAAGTATTCCTTATTTTTGACTTGACTACATCACTATACATTTGATGTTCAACCCCATGATTCCTGATTAACGTTTGTTTGGACTTCTCTTTAACAGTATTTAATTGAAATGGATTATCCACACCATATTTGGATTGACATACATCCTTTATTTTCTGATTGGAACATTGATACCTACTACATGATGATTTATTTATATCTTTTATAGATAAATTATATCGTTTATAAGGTTGTTTAAATTCCAATCCACAATAATCACATTTTACATCAACAACTATCTTGGATCCAATAGTGATATCTTTGATATTAACTGTTATAATATCACCTATTTTTGGATTATCTAAATCATATTTATTTCTTAATTTAAGACAGTTCCTTTTAGTTAAGACTATTTCTACTTTTTCGGTTAATAGCATAAACAACTCTTCTTTTTATATTCTATATATAAAAAAGAAGAGTTGTTCCACTTAGTCCCTTATTATTTTTTATTTATCATCCAAATCAACCTTAATCTGCTTGACACGACCGTTTGTCTTCGAAATTGGAACCTCTGTCCCGATTGATATCAAAAGTATGTTACCCTTGATTTGCGACAAGTCAAGACTATCACAGTAACCATCGGTCAACACAAGAGTATTGAACTCGTTGAAGTGCTGGGAGACGTAGTTTACAGCCGGTTGAAGAGCTGTACCACCAAGACCTTTGATTGGAATACTTTCCAACTTACGCTTTGACTTGATGTTCTGTACCCACTTGACTTGAGTATCCGCCTCAATCAGATTGACCTCTATGTCGTTCCTGTAAATATAGGAAAGAACCCTTTCGAATGTCCCACCCATTGAACCTGACGTATCAAGAATACAGTTGATTTTGGTCTTGATCCTACGGTTTCCTTTCAGACCGTCAATCTGACGACGGTTAGGCTTAACGATTGTCTTGGTCTTTTTCGTACCGAAAATCAGGTTCGAAACCGAACGCTTGATGTATTTCAGGTAATCCTTACGCTTCTTACGGAGCTTGTTGAGTGTCTGTTCGATATTACCAGCTTCCAAACCACGGGCCTGGAGACGGTCCATCGCGTCCTTAACCATTGACTCCCTCATTTCCTCAGGAACCTCATCGTTCATGTGAACATCAAGATACTGCCCCTGGTTGTTCTCAAGGTTGTCAAGAATTTGGTCGAGAGACCAAGTGTCTATCTTTTCCTTTTCGTTCTTAGGATTCTTACCATAGGCACCGTAAGATGGTTTTCCAGAAGAATCCTTTCCGCCTTCACCACCTGTACCCTGACAGTCTGGACAATCCTGACCGGACTGTCCGTGTTGGTGTCCTCCTTGACCCTGTCCGTTCTGACCTTGTTGACCCTGTTGACCCTGTCCGTTCTGACCCTGACTGTCTCCTTCATCACCATCCTGACCCTGTCCGTTCTGACCCTGTTGTGGTTGACCTTGGCCCTGCTGTGGCTGACCCTGCTGGGATTGTCCTGTCTTACCCGAACCGTTGCAGGTTTTGCACTGTCCGTTCTTCTTCTGTTTCTTCTGATGCTTTTCCTGCTCTTCACGAAGCCACTCATAGAGTTCCTCGAAAATCAGCTTTCCTGGATACTCGGAGGGAACGAAAAGAGCCATGTTGCGTCCATGTTCATCTTTCGGTATCTCGACATAGTTCTGAGGAATGTCCTCCCAAATGATATGATTGATAATCATATCCTGGGCGATGTTGGAAAGCTTGTGATCGTACTGACCTGTAATCGTACGCTTGGGGTGGTTCCACAAAAGGTGGAAATCCTCATGGAGAGTGATGAAATTGACCTCTTTCTGGGAAAGTCGGTTCAGGAACTCCGAACTGTAATAGAACTGCATACCCTTGGCAGTCATGTTGACCGCACAGGTATCGATATCCTTTCTCTCATGGAATGAGATAAACAGGTTGAAATTCCCATAATAGGGAAGTGAAACTCGAGTGTCAATTAACATCTGTTGGATCGACTCCATCAGTTTCTCGTGGATATTTTTTAAATACATACTTTTAATATTATGATTTATACAAAAATAATGAATTTGGTTTAAATGAACAAAAAATTTCATACCATAATAGGAGGATTAATCATTTAATATAATGGTAAAATTATATTTCAAAAATGATTATAACAAAGGTAACACAAATGAGGATAAATAAAAAAAATATTAATCACTTCACGGAATTGGGATATGAGGTAAATCTGAAGGATGTAATATGTATAGATCCGACCGAATTAAGTAAAGGTTCAAATGTTAGAATCGATGTATCATGTGATAGGTGTGGATTAGAAAGGAATATAAAATATCAGTCCTATATATTCAATATAGAGAGAAGTCTTGACGGAAAAACATACACATGTGACCGATGTTCTCATGAAAAGATAAGGGAAACCAATATTAAAAAATATGGGACCGAATACTATTCAAAAACCAAAGATTTCATCAATAAGATAAAAAAAACATCTATGGAAAGATTCGGACTTGAACATTTCTCTAAGACAGAGGATTATATAAAAAATAGAACCAAAACAAATATGGAGAAATATGGGGTGGAAAATCCCTTTCAACTAACAGATCTGATCAAATCATCAATGATGGATAAATATGGAGTAGACCATCCTTCAAAAATAAAAGACTTAATCCCAAATAGAGAATTAAAACGCCGAAAAACAAAAGAAAAAAATGGAAATTGGGTTAAAATTGATGATCTAAAAGACTGGAACATTTATAAGAATAGAGTTAGAACATTAACATCAAGAAATAAAAAGGAACTTTTTGAAAATTGGGACGGGAAAGACTATTACGATGGAGAATATATTGAGACATACTCAAACCTAAATCATAATGACCCAAGATACCCAACCATTGATCATAGAATATCAATATACCATGGTTTTGTCAACAAAATAGAACCAGAGTTAATATCTGATATATCAAATCTTGTTATCACCAAAAGAATTCTAAATATAAAGAAGTCTAACAAAGACATTTAGTTACAGAAAGTGAAATTTGGGACTGTGGCAAAATAAAGTACCAAATTTTAATATATAAAAATGACTAATATGGAAATTGAAAAACTCTCACACATTATTATCCAGGAAAGATTACACATAAATACAAACATGGACAGACTTACCGATTATCTATATGATCGAATAAAAGGAAAAACTGGAATCCATGTGATTAAAAACAATGTCCCTGAATTGGATATCGACAAGGTAATCTTCGACATCTCCAAGAAATATACCAACACAGGAGAATTAAGTATAAACAAATCATACAAAGGTAAAAATGGGTGGGTATTTTACGTGTACCTAACTGTTCCGTTCTTTTCCGATACTGTCAAACATGAGATGGACCATGCATTACGACTTATGGTGAAACCTAGAGAGGACATACTGAATAATCTTAATTTCTTAAAATCAAAAATGATATTCAAAAACGAAAATCAAATAGACTTCTTTTTCTATATGATATACTTATCCTCAGATGAGGAGATTAACTCAATGATAAAGGAGTCGTATGGTGATGTTAGGGAGTTCATGAAAAATAACTCAGTCTCCTCCCTGAATAGGGATCAATTTATTTATATAATAAAGACCACAAGACCATTTCTGAAATCTGAGGATATGATTAATTTCAATCTAAAGAAGTGCTTTGCCAGCTTCACAGTGAACCAGATAAACAAATTGTTTTACATATACGAAAATAACAAAAGGGATTTGGATAGGATAAACAGATTTCCATCGTTTTTACGAAAAATAAAACTGATAATAAAAGGATTGAGAACTTGGCGTAGTCTCCTACTACGTCATTGTGGTGGCCTCTCTCTCTATTTTCGAAGGGTCGCATCATTTTCACCTGTAGACATAGAGAACACCGATAGTCATATCTATCCAAAATCGAAATTCGACTATGAGAAATATATTAAAAGTCAAGGGTATAAACTGAGAAGATCACTATACAAATTATACGATCACTTCACCTAAAATCCCAAAATCGATTTTATAACCCCCATCTTTTTGGAAGCGATCCTGGAGGCTTTCTCACTACCTATTTTAAGAACTCCATCCAAATAAGTTTTGTCCTTTATTATCTTATCGTATTCGATTCTCGGCTTTTCGAAATGTTCCATTATCTTTTCGAAAAGGGCCGATTTGGCTTCGGAATACATGATGCCGTCACTGTATCTCGATTTCATAACCTCAATTTCGGTCTCGTCCGAAAAAAGACTGTAAATTTTGAACACGTTGCAGTTTTCGTAATCCTTGGGATCGTGTATGCCCGCACTGTTGGTGACTATGCGGTTGATGGTTTTCCTGAGAGTCTTCTCATCGGAAAACGGATCGATGCAGTTGTCGTAGCTTTTCGACATCTTGCGTCCGTCGATTCCGGGAACAATCATCTGATTCTCGATTATGAACGATTCGGGAACGGTGAAATAATGACCGTATTGGTTGTTGAACTTGGTCGCGATGTCCCTGGTCATTTCAAGGTGCTGTTTCTGATCCTTTCCGACGGGTATCAGATCCGCGTCGTAGAGAAGAATGTCGGCAGCCATCAGGACAGGATAGGTGAACAGACCCACGTTTATGTCGGACAGGTTCTCAGACTTGTCCTTGAAGGAATGGGCTCCCGTCAGCATGGTATAGGGTGTCATGCAGGACAGGTAGAACTGAAGCTCGCAGACCTGCGGAACGTCGGACTGCTTGAACAGGATGTTGCGTCTGTAGTCGAAACCCAAGGCAAGAAAAGTGGCAAGGGCCGAATGGATATTGTCCTTTCGGACTTTGGCATCCTTTATTGTGGTCATCGAGTGTATGTCGGCGATGAACAGTATGGTTCTGTTCTCCCGTTTGGAAAAGTCAAGTATCGGTTTTATAGCCCCGAAATAGTTTCCGAGATGTGGTTTGCCGCTCGATTGGATTCCCGTAAGTATGGTTTTCATAAAACAAAGGACAACGGGGTTGAATCCGTTGTCCGCAAATATAGTTCAATTTTCCGACTAAAAAAATTCCTAATAGGATTCGTCGTGTTCCGCGTAGTAGTCCGACCAGTAATCGCGTAGTTCATCAATGGCCTTTGCCAAGGTATATGAATAATATCTGGTAATATTCAACGGTTCCCTTGAACCGAGTGATTTTTTAACCCTGGCGTTAAGTTCGACATTGAACTCCCCATTCATCTCATCCGCCCTGGATTTGGACTCCGATTCGGTCGGATACAGCTCAACCACCTCATTGCTGTTGCGATCATAGACGCAGAATACCTCTTCAGGCTTCATGCCTGATGAAAGGCTTTCGTTGAATTTTTTAATCTTCATATGTGACATCTATTTCTATATATCCCTCCTTGAACAGACACCAGTTGACTCCGGGAAGGGATTTTATCTCACTCTCGATCATGAACATCTCGGAAACCTTGAGATTCGAGGAATGTGGTATGATCAGGGTCTTGTCGACACCGGTAGGAAAACCCGAACCTTCGTACAGAGGAACGATCTCGGTCTTTATCTCAACGGTTTTGACACCGTATTTTTCAAGAATCCCACGGACGTTTTCAACAAGGGTCTTTTCAACCACGGCGTCTCCGGCGGATTCGTTGATTCTTTCGACAACGGTCTCGAGACTTTCGAAATAAGCCGAATCCATTTTCTTTGCCTTCAAGATATCATAAATATCCAAGGATACCCTTTCAAGAGAAGAAACCCTTTCTATCCAATCGGATTCCTCGTTAAGTGGATTAGTCGAATATGACCATCTTATCGGATTGGTAATAAGATCCCGTTTATCGATCCTGACAACGGTTTCCCTTCTCTGATGACCGATACCCTCATTAAAGAGTCCATTTAGAGTTATTTCAACGAAATACCGGTTTCCGATTGATTTCTCAGTAATGTAAACATTCTCGATAAGAGACTTTAGATCGTAGTCGATTTTGTTGATTGACGTTTTTATTTCATGTAAAACCATGTTATCAATATTTTTTTCCATTTTATATATTAAATTTTATATATAAAAAAACTCGGATTATCTCCGAGTTTTGTTTTTCCTGACAGCTTCTTCTTCCTGAAGGAGAAGTTTATCCAAATCCATAAAAATAGACTTTCTTCGTTCCTCCTCACCGAGTTTCATTCGCCTCTCGTTTTCGCCATCAAAAGCAGTTATAACACTTTCTGACAATTTCTGACCTATCCTTATCTCATATAAACAACTCTTAGTCGAATCAACATCCATTATCGTCATCAGATAATCAACAGAATTAATCGGATTAAGAATAATAACTACATTATCCTTTTCAATCTGACGTATCTGGTTCGAAATCGAACTTGTCAGGCTTGTATTTGGATCTTTCAGACAAAGTTTCCAAAGTCGAATTCCCTTTTCCTGTAACTCAGTTACCTGTTTTTCTTCATCCGAATATGTAAGTCGAGTATCCATTTTGGAGAAAAATCCATTGGTTCTGATATACGTCTTCAAAACAAAAAATTTGAAGTGTGATAAGGTTCTGAATTTTGACCACACCAACACACTCGAGAGTATAAGGGTGATAAGGTTCAATATCCAGAAATTCATACTAGGTAACCAGTCCAAAATACCGAGTAGTATTAGAAAACCTGACATGACCAAAGCGATCATAGTCACGAAAACAAATAAGATAAATCTCATATTTTTAATCCAACATTAAATTTTGGTGACCAAGTTTGTTTACTGTATCCTTCAAAAGCTGAAGATCCTTCAGACTACAATGTGTCTGGTATTCAACCGAAGGTTTTATTCCTGCCTTACACAGGAAATCAACCACCTGCTCTACATCCCAATGTAAGTCGGTCTTCTCATCCCATATGTCAAACGTGGCCTCCTCGAGCTCCTCGAAACAGTCACCCAAAGCCTTTATCTCCGGGAATCTGCTCTTCAGCAGATGTTCCAGGTGCTGGTCGTAGGCGATGTTCTTTCCATAGGAAAGAGGATTCACACAAAAGACTATTTTCGGGTCTCCGAGCTCGTTGGTGGCATCTTCCTCTTCGTGGATGGCGAAAATGAAATCGTCATCCTTTATGTCACCATACATCTCCTCCATGTCCTCATCCCACTCATCATTGTCATCCCAAACAAGATTTCCATCCTTGTCAACCGAAGCCTCGTTGAATTTCTTGATTCGATCTTCTGTTTTCCTTTCGACATGGGATTCGAAAGAATTGGAACCACACATCTTGTCGAATTCGCTTTCCTGACCGAATCCGAGCTTAATCATCTTCTGGACAATCTCTCCCCAAGACAACTCACCGACGTATTTCAATTTCGCTCTCATCACAGCAACATCAGTAACTCCCATCGCCACCATGGCCGCATCGGAAGGATCAATAGGTTCGAGTCGTATGTTCATTCCCGCAAGTTGCTTCCTGACCGTCTCAGGCAGAGACTCATAATCCATAATCTCGGTAAGAACACCATCCTGATTCTGACCGATGCGAATCTGATACTCACCACTTTCAAATAGTTTCATAAAAGCTTCAGCGTTTATGCCTTTGATTTTCTTGACTTTTGAAAGGATAAGTTCCGAAATTTCGGGTTCTAGATCAACCTTTTCATTCATTCTTTCAGAAACATTGAAATAATATCCGTTGAAAGGTTCAACAGGTTGAAGGGTTTCAAGTCGGTCCTCAAGAAGTTTGAGTTCTGACTTGGCTTCCTCAACTTTTTTCTGAGACTGAACCACATCAATCTCAAATTTTGAGACGTCTTTTACCTTCTGGGAAATACGGGACTTGATCTCATCAATCTTTTCTTGCTTCATCTTAGCAAACGAAGCCTCGAGAGTAGATTGGTAGTTCGGAACCTCTTCAACAACCTCAATTTCAATATCATCCTCATCTATCACCTCAACAGATTCCTCATCAAACATCGACATCAGGATATCGAGTTTGGAACCCAGATCTTCCTTGATTTCAGGTGTTTCGACTTCGTCGAAAATGGATGCGAGCTTGTCTATCGGTCGCTGGTATTCGACCGAAAGGAAAAGAGGAATGGAATATCCCTTGATATGCTGGACAGACTCGAATTCGAGTTCTCGGACACACCACCTCTGACGATACGAGACAAGTGTCTTGTCGGATATCAGTTCCAACAGACGTCCCCGCTGTTCCGAAGTGGTCATATTCGAACCAACCTCTTCAAAATTGACGGTTCCCTCATCACATATAGTAAGCTTGAATTTGATTCCGTCATAGTCAAGTCCCGAAAGTTGTTTTCCCTCGATGTAAGCTTCCTTGGATAGGAAATTGACATGGTTGGAACCACCGATGAACTCGATAAACTTGTCCTTGGGTGAAAACTCACCGATTACAAGAGGTTTCAGATCGTCTGACTCTGATTTGGGGTGGAGAAGAAGACCCCCACCGTCGGGATCGTTGAAATCGGGATCGGTGAAATCGAAGAAATAACCTTCTACGTCAATCCCATCCGACAAAACTCGGACAGTACCTTTGAAAAGTCGGTTTTCCAAAGAATAGTCATCATCCTTATCATGGGTGATGAGGACGATAGCCTCATCACCGTCTTTCAGGTTCTTGGCCTCATCTAGGGTAAACAGTTTTCCGTTGTGTAGGGCGTCATTATAATCGGTATAACCGAAAGGAAATGTCATTATGCTCATTTGTAGGTTTTTGTCAAAAGTAAATAAAATTGATGGACAATCCAAATCTTATCCGATAAGATCCGAAATGTTCATGTCCCTCCTCAACAGAACCGCTTCCTCATCGGTAGTGGCTTTGGGAATTTTGTTACCGACCGAATCGAAAATAGTCCCACTGTCTATGCACTTATCACCGCTTTCCTCAGCCAAGGACATCAGATCCGGATCCTCTGTCTTCTCATCCATCTGAAGGTCATACAGAAGCTGAAGTTCAGACTTGTACGGCATTATGTTTGATACCACAAAAGGACTGGTTTCCGAGAAATTCTCGGTGGCCAGTAACAGCAAAAGCTTCCTTTCCTTTGAGGAAAGGAGGTCCATCCGATCCGTCACCTTGATGACGTTGAAAAGACGGAACAGTTCGATAAACTCGTCGGAAACGACAAGTTTCTTTTCATCAGTATTTATTTCTTCCATATTTTTCTTGGTTTTTAATCAATAAGTTTCGATAGGACATAATCCCTATATTCCTGTTTGGGGACTGAACCGAGTTCGAACGCCCTTCGGAAGAAGATCTCAAAAAGATGTTCATGACCTAGTTCCTTGGCGGCGATGGCCCTATTTATGGCCTTCCACTCATCTGTGATTTTTCTAGCCTGAATAAGAGCTAAGGATTTCTGTTTTTCGATATCATCGGTTTTTCCCATGATATCGTTTATACGGGAATAATTCTTCATGTATTCCTGTTTTGACTGTCCGTTGTACACCGATTTTTGACCCATATACATTTTATTTGAAAATCGCTTTAAGTTGGTTGGTGATAGAACGAACCTGTTTCAGGTTCTCATACGTGTTCATCCATGTACCGATGGGAATAGTTACCGTAAATATGACTTTGGTGAAATACGATTCCGAGAAAAACCTAGAATCACAAGGCTCAAGTATTTCAGAACATGTCGGCTCTGTAGTCAGAAGACCACATACCCATAGACCACGACGGTGTTCTAGAAGAACATAAGGATGGTTGAAAACCGGATGCATCAGAACATCCCCTTTCTTAAATTCGGCCGGACCCCTTTTTCCGGAATAGGTCCCTGGAAGAGACTGGATCCACCCGATAAGCTGTTCGTGACTGTATTTACCACTTTTAACCTTTTCAATCAAGTTAGACTTATCCATTGTAAGATTGTTGTTAAGATAGTTATAATATTATCATGATGTTACATGAAATTCAAAAAACCAATAAATCGGTATAGCCGCGATTCTGTTCTATGAATACATTTATCTATTGCCTCAACCCGTCCTCACAGGGAAACCGACACCCTCGGACTGTTTGAGTTGCAGCTTCTTTGGTCAAACAAGCTTTCAGTCGATGACCTACTAACTCTTCCAAATTTGGTTTTGCTGTCGCGAACTTCCTCCAGTATCTCTACCGGCGTATTCTCCCGTGTTTATTGTCCCACAAAGATAGTAAACATTTTTCACCCCACCAAATTTCCCAATCTCAGGTCTCTCAGGCAGGTTAGGATAAGCTTTTTCTGATAATGGGATTCCATGTATGTTTCAAGATAATCCTGCATATTTGAATGAAGACCACCTTCGGGATTTGGGTTTATCGAGATCACCGGACCCAAAAACCTCTCGAAATTACCAACTATAAGGTCGAAACTTAAATTGATGGACAGTGAAAGATATTTCAATTGGGGTATTATCAAATCGGTTTCGCCCCCCCATATTTTTCTGTATTCGGAAAGAAACATCTTGAAATCAGCCTCATCCGGTCCCATCAGGTCATCGGTCACGATAGGAGGAAAGCCAATATACCTGGTGTATTTCTCAAGGATGTAATCGGGGGAGTTCACTTGGAGATGGGCATGGGTAACCCAGGGAGAAAGAAGAAAAGTGAATTTCAGAAGGTTTATGATTTTTTCCAAATTGGGATCCCTATCAAAATTGTCCATGGGACAAAGTTATGAAATAAGAAATGAATTTTAAAAAGGGATCACAAGACCCCTTTTTTTACCGACATTACGGACCTCGGTAGACCAAAGTCCTAACCACATGGATGGATTAGGATAAGACTTCATTTTCAATCTTGATCTCAATAACAAGCTTGTCTTTCGACATCATGTCCTTTAGTTTGATCATCTTGAACATTTTGAACAAACTCAATCCACTATATTCAGGATTGGTAGCGATAACGTTTTTTAGGAACCTAAAATCTGAAATCCTTTTTCTAGCAACCTCATTATGAGTATAAACATACCTGAATCTAGAATCGACAACTGTTGACTTTAAAACCCTTTCCTGAAAACGGTCATGACTAGCCTGAAGATTATCAATAATCATATCAATAGTATTACCACGACTTATCATCTGAATAATCCGATTGTCTATATGAGTGAAAAGAAGATCTGTTTTGTTAAAAGTTTCCATCAAATATATTATTTATTTTGTAATCCCTAGACCATGTTTTATCTGTCATGGTAAAGGAAATTATGAATCTTGTCAGCCTTATTGATGACCCTGGTTGAAATGGATTTTCAACATCTATTGTTTTTGGTTCGGAAACCGACCAGAAGCTGCCTCCCAAAAAGTCCGTTCTTATATTTTTTTTCTTTATCCTCAGATGGTTGGACAGTTTGGAATAGAATTCAGTCTTGGGAATGAGAATATTAAAAATTTGATCTGTCTGATTCCAATTGTACCGGATTTTGATGTCGATCCAATCAAACGCATCGGAACACCCGTCATGAAACATGGGTATACGGTACGAAACCATAATTTTCCGATGACTCAATTTTGTCACCGTCAGATCGTCAGATTCGAAAATTCTATCCATTCCTGTTTCCAAAAACCTTTCTCTCAAGGAAATACGCCGACATTCCTGCCATTGCCCCACCAAAGTGGGCCCAGTGACCGATATTGTCATTTACTGCAAAGATACAGCAAATAAATTCTATTATGAAAAGAAATCCAACAAGATATTTGGATTTTATCCCGAACGGAAGAAACATTATCGAAAGTTCGGCATTCGGATTCAAAAAAGCGAACATCATCACGATTCCCCATACGGCTCCCGACGCCCCCACACACGGACCCTGTGTGAACAGGGACTGCAGTATGCCTCCGACCAGTCCGAAAAGAAGATAGTAGAAATAGAACTTCTTGGTGGAATTTATGAAACTCTCAACAAAAGGACCCAGGGATATCAGAGCCAACATGTTTCCCAAAAGGTGGAAAATGCCCCCATGGACGAATTGCGAGGTTATCAGCTGATACCACCCGAAATTCGGGCTGGTGTAGTTCCAGCAGGCCAAAAACCAAGTCAGGTCGAGTTTAAATAAACTGAGAACGGACATGAATAGAAAAACTGAAACGTTGATGTAAAATAGGGTCTTGATGCCCGTTGATGATTGAAACATGATATTTATTTTAGAATTTTCTTAAAAGGTATCTCTGAAGCCAGTCGGAAAGTCCCTTGCTTACCTTAGCAGCTGCCCTCAATTTCCTGATCTCGAGGAACAGACCAATACTATCTGATTCCGATTTACCTATATGGGTTTCTGTTATACTCATCGAATTGGTGGATTCGCGCCACTAGAATTACCTTAATGTACCTTAACCGCTTGATTTTGGAAAAAAGTTCCAGACTATCTGATTCTTGACACATAATCGACTATGAAAATATTTGACGATTCCCTCCATGCCTTTCGACTCGAAATCAGTTTCCTGTATATGTTTGACATCTTTCTCTTCTGTTTTATTATCGAGAAAATCCGAACGGTATCCATAAAAACAAAAATAGGATTTTCCCCGATTAAAAAAAAATCCTATTCGTAATCCCGATAATCCACCGAATCCGTGGGATACCCTGACAGGTAATCGCTGTAGTTCAGGCTCTGTTCCAATTTCGCGGACAGGTAGTCCGAAAATCTCCTCATCAGGATATTTCTTCTTTCCTCCCTTATCAGGGCAAAAAGTTCCATCTCAGAGACTTGGTCTTTCCTCACTGCTATTGAACGGTATTTTTTCACCGACAATCGTTGTTTCAGTAACCCCCTTGTAGAATTTCGTCTTTCCACATCTCTTACAATTTTTCTTGAGAAGCTCGTCATAGCGACCCACACTCTTGACGTATTTCCATCTTGTCCATCTGTGACCCGTAAAAAGACAGATTATCCATTTCATCATTTAATATTCTTTTTTAATTCGTTCAAATCGTCGAGATACATATCTTTCGGTTCTACCAAAGACAGGGCCTCCATATCGGATTTTTTTGTCCTGTAATCATCCTTCAGCTTTTCGAAGAGATCTTTGGTTAGAGACCAAATTGGCATCTTTAAAAGATAATCAAAAGAATCGTCTATCTGTTCAAGACCGATTTTGACCATCTCATAAACTAGAATGTCTTTCTGTTTATTCTTGACCTCAATCTTCCCATCTAGAATGTATTTGATAAATCGGCCCTTATTGGCTAGAACTTTCAGTTCAGATCTCATTTTTTCTAGTAGGAAATCTTTACGTTTTATATAATATTTCAATCTGAAAGTTACGAAATATTCTATTATTTCAGAATCAGATTCAAAAATTTTTAGCTTTCCAGATTCGTCAAGGGTGGAGAAATTTTCGGTCTCTGACTCCTCAAGCTTCAGAATCTTGATAAGTTTTTCTTCTGTCAAATTTGACAGTGATTCCCTAGTGAATTTTATCGTATAGTCTATATTGTCTCTACAGTTGTCGTCGTATCCGACTATGACCTTGTCCTCCAAAAGCTTATCAAGTATAGTCTCATACTTCTCATAAGTCATTGATGGTGGAAGTTCAGTTACCCTTACCGTTGAGGTGTTCGCCACCTGTACCTTTCCCTGGATAATCCACCTCTTAGGATTCTCGGGATCTCTTATATAATCACCGTTGAAAAAACGGTTATAAGGCTTTATGTCCCCGATTTTATTCCCGTTGATTACCTGCTGGCATGCCGTGATTATGTCAGATGGGTTCCGGTTTAGAATGTTGGAAGCGAAACCGACCGCGATGCCAGACGATCCATTTATCAGGATCATCGGTATGATAGGAAGAAAGAAATGGGGTTCAATTTCCTGTCCCTCCTCCTGCTTATAGGTTAGAAGATCGAAATCCTTGTAGAGAAGACGAAAATTTTTGTTGAGTTTGGTCCCGATATACCTGGCCGCTCCGGGCTCAGGGGACCGGAGGGATCCGAACTGACCGACCTCATCCAAAAGACTCATGTTGTTCTTGAAGCTTTGGGCCATGGTGACAATCGCGTTTTCCAAAGAACTGTTATGGGTAACTATCATGGAGTCTCCAACAACGAAATTATGGTATTTATCAACCGTAATATCATAAAATTTCCTTGGTTTATCCAATTTGTTTACCCTTATTGATTTTATTCTCATATTTTTTAAGTATAAATTTTTTACAAGATTCTATATTATTCCTAACATCTTCATCACTCCAAATTTCCAATATTTCAAACCCATTTGAAATGGCTAAGTTATTCTTAATTCTCCGTCTGTTGATATTCTCTGAAGCAGTTTCATTCACAAAGGGATTCGACCATACATCATTTTCATTTTTTGCATGAAATGCAACCCCATGAAACTCAATTATTATTTTAAGGGATTTTATAGTGAAATCATAGAAAAATATATTTGTTCCACCTTTTAGGAAAAATTCATTTTTGTCTTGATATCCAAAAAATATATCATCTGACAATAGACCAATATGAATGCAAAAATTAAAAACATCTAGAAAAACAACCAGTGACTCCTTAGATGCTTTACCAAAAAGGTGAAGACGAGGATCATATCCCAAGTTATTCATAAAAATATTATGTATTTCCCACCATTTTTTTTTGAAAAAAAGAGGATCAATGACCATTTTATACCTCATCTTATCCACTTTAGATATTTTAATGGTTTCTGATTTCGATATATGATCAACACCATATTTCAACATAAGAGTCTTTTTTGATTTTTCCTTAACGGACTCTCTCTGAAAAACATTTATTATTCCCTCATTTTCAATAAGTCTATCCTCCCATTTTTTTCTAGAAGATGATTCCCCACAAAAATTATGTGTCGAACCACATGATTTAAGATATGATCTCATCTTCAACTCTTCAGCACATTCGGAAGAACAGGTTTGATTTTGTCTGTGATAAAACTCCAAACCACAGTTTTTACATTTTTTATATTTTCTACAATCCGTACAGAAATTACCATATTTTTCTGGATCTTTCAGTATATATTTCTTACTTATTGAATCTATATTGAAACTCGATCCACATCTTTTACATATACACATTATTTATTTTTATGGTATATATAAAATGACCAAAATCACTTTTTATCATCATGGGATAAAATATCCATGATGATATCATCCTCTTTTAGGTTTTCAGCGGTTACCCATCCCCTTTCCGTTAGGAAAGGGTGATTTGAAGTGCATTTGAATATTTCGCCATTTTCCATTTCAATCTCGAACTCTATGTCAGTGATTTGACCTACCCTTGGAGTATGGCCCTTTCCAGCGACAAATTGTTTAGTTTCCTCATCAAATGAGATCAAATCCAACTCAATATCTGGAAAATTTTCAAACCATTCAATAATTTTAATAGACGACCCATCTATTAATGAGATTTTTGTTTCGGGATCCAAACAGTTTCCGTGGTGGTAGAAAGCGTCCGAAGCCACCTTACCGGCCAACTGGAAAACCTTGAGAGGCTTCTCGGAACCGTTTTTCCAAATGTCGGAACAGATGTGTATTATTTTTCTCTGTGTCGGCTTGAACCCGTCGATGACCGACGGAATCGCCCTTCCCTCGACCACATACATGGCGAAATCCTTGTACTCCGTCGACAGGAATTCGGTTATTGTTTTCTTGTTCATGATTTTTATAGTTACTATGTTTCCTTTGTTTTCTATTTATATTAGTTTCCTGGTTCCCCTACGAAGAACCGATTCTGAATATATACGGGAATCATGGACACAGAGAACTTTCCCGAATCGTTGGGATTCTTATCCGACGGATACGAATGGACCAAGCCGCTTGACGGCGGATACATGGTCATAACAAAACGCCTACTCGATTCGAATCTCTATTCTTTTTCATTCGTCGACGAGGACGACGACGAGCTTTTCATCGTGATGAAGGGAACCCCCGAGGACTGCGTGGAACAGATGCGGATATTCGAGAGGGACGAGAAAATAAGAAGGATTCTCGACTTTGACCAAAAAACCAATATAAAAGGATAATATGAAGAAAATTGAGGAAAAATACAAGGTATTGGACCACATATCCCACGTCCTGCTGAGACCGGGAACATATGTCGGGTCCAACAAGCCCCACACCGGAACAAAATGGATCTTCGATTCCGAATCCAAAAGGATGAAGAAGAGGGAAATAACCTACATACCTTCGTTTCTGAAGATATTCGACGAGATTGTCACCAACTCGTTCGACGAACACAAACGAACCCCGTCACTCAACAAGATAGACGTCGGGGTAAATCCGGAAACCGGAGAGATATCGGTAAGGGACAACGGGGGAATACCGGTGGTCATACACAAGGAACACAACCAATACGTTCCCGAGGTGATATTCGGGAACCTCATGTCGGGGGCCAACTACGACGACTCCGAGGAAAGGATAGTCGCGGGGACCAACGGATTGGGAGCCAAGCTTACCATAATATTCTCCAAGCAGTTCCAGATATCCACCTGCGACGGAAAGACAAGCTTCCACCAGACCTATTCCAACAACATGAGGGACAGGACCCAACCGGTCATCAAGAAGCAGAAGACCAACCACACCGAAATAAGATACGTTCCCGATTTCGAGAAATTCGAAATGACCGGACTGGACGACGACCACTTCCAGATGATACGGAAAAGGGTGATCGATCTGGCTGGGTGCAACCCGACCTGCAGGGTCACGTTCAACGGAGATCCGATCGACGTAAAATCATTCGAGGATTATGTCAGACTGTATCGGGAAGACTATTTCTTCGAATCCAACAAGGAAAGGACCTGGTCCCTGGCTGTGGCCCCGTCGGACGAAGGATTCCAGCAGGTCAGTTTCGTCAACTCCACCGACACGTATGACGGCGGAACCCATGTCGACTACATACTCAACCAAATCATTTCGGAACTACGGGATTTCTTCCAAAAGAAACACAAGACCGACATCAGGCCTTCCGAAATAAAAAACCACATAACTCTGTTTCTTAACTCGACTGTGGTCAACCCTTCCTTCTCATCACAGACAAAGGAAAAGCTGATAACCGAGACAAAGGACTACGGTTACAAGTACGAGGTGACCGACAAGATGATCAAGTCGATACTGAAATCGGAAATAGTCGAGTCGATACTAGATTGGATACAGCAGAAGAAAAGCGCCGACGAGAACAAGCTGGCCAGGGAACTCAACAAGAACGCCGGAAAACTGAAGGTCGACAAGCTGATCGACGCCAAGGGAAAGGAAAGGTGGAAATGCTCGCTCGCCATTTTTGAGGGAGATTGTTTACATGAAGACACACTTGTAAGAGTCATTCGGGATGGGGATGTAATAGATACAAAAATAAAAAACATAACAACCGAAGATCTAGTCATTACTCATAGTAATTCAATATCCAATGTTTATGCTATAACAAAAAAAATAAAGAAAAAAGCAGTTATAAAAATTAAGGATGAGGAAATAACATGTAGCCATGAACATAAATGGTTCGTTTATGACAGGGAAAAAAATGAATTCTATTTCGAAACAACAAAAAATATAAATAAATCGAAACATAAATTAGTTAAGAACTATTTAGCATTTATGGATTCCCTACTAGAGATAGATTCAAACGACGGAAACCAGATTTTATTAAAGTCGGGTGAGATAATAGACACAAATCCAGACCATAAATTTGCCACATATAATAAGGATTCCAATAAATTTGAGATGAAAAAAACTATCGAAATAAAAAAAGACATACATTTTATAGTAAACACCTTCAGATTATAGTATAAATTTTATAAAAGAAAACATATGATAGTAGAAAATTTTTTAGAACTAGTAGATATTGAGGATGTGTCTCTTCTAGAGGAATATACAAACATGGTTGATATATCTGTTGACGTAGACCAAAGCTTTTTGCTTTCAAATGGACTAATATCACATAATTCCGCATCATCAGCATTCAGGAAATACAGGAATACAGAAACACAGGGAGCCTATTCCCTGAGGGGAAAGTTCGTCAACGCGATGGAAACCACAATCCAGAAACTGTCGGCAACCGACATGGTTGTCGGACTGATGGGAGCCCTCGGCCTGAAACTCGGACAGAAGGTGGTTCCGGGAACGTTGAGATACGGCAGGGTGATATTGTATACAGACGCTGACTGTCTAGAAGAAAACACGACGATATTAACACTTGATGGATATAAGAAGATAAAGGAAATATCTTATGACGACTTGGTGTTAACACATACAGGCGAATATAAAAGAGTTAAAAATATAATAGAAAAAGATGTATCTAAATATGTTAAAATAATAGTTAACGGAAATAATATCATCTGCTCGGAAGACCACAAATTCATAGTGTATAGAGATAATGAAATAGTGGAGGTTAAAGCAAAAGATATAAAATATACTGACCATTTTCTACTAAAAAAATAAAACAGTGATATACATATGAACGGAAATATGATAGAATGTATAAATTTGTCGGACTACAAACTAGTCTCACCAGAATCGATTCAAAAACACGATGGTTTTAAAAAACTAATAGATATTGAGGTTGAGGATAACCATACCTTTTTCATAAAAGGTGAAAATGATATTATATTGTCACATAATTGTGATGGGAACGCAATATCAGCTCTTCTGATAAACTTTTTCTACAAGTATTGGCCCGAGCTGTTCGACAGCCCGATCATATTCAAGGCGGAAACCCCGATTGTGGTGGCGACCAACATCAGGAAAAAAGACAAAAAGATGTCGTTCTACAACCAGGCCGAATACAACGAATGGCTGTCCGGGGCAAATTCCAGGGAATGGGAGATCGAATACAAAAAGGGATTGGCCGCCCTGGTCGACGACGAATACAGGGAAATAATAAACAATCCGAGGATCACCCAGATAACCGCCGACGACCTGTCGAAAGACTGTCTTCAGATTTGGTTCGGAAAGGAATCGGATCTCAGAAAAGGAGAGCTTCTAAAATGACAGAAATAAGAGTGGGAGGGTGGTCTTTTGAAATCAACACATACTCCCTAAATCAAAGGGAAATTGAGGATTTGATCATGCCGACATTGGAAGAATATATGTGGAAAATTTCAGATCCGCTCACAACAGAATCGGTAAGAAGGAAATTGGAAGAAATGATAGGGGAATATATAAGTGATAAAAGAACAAACTCCCTAAAAATCCTTTTGGACGATGCCCAAGAAAAACGAGATTCATGATCAAGTCCACAACTACTACTATGACGTCATATTCGTTTATGAAAGTGAATACGACTACCGGTTGGTATATGAGGTCGAGATCGATTTCGACCTGGAAAAAAACCAAAGGGAACTGAGGATCAAGACAACCGACAGCTATGATTTGGATCACAATTTCGGGGACATCAGCCTAATCATCCTACACATCTACGACAGGACAGGACAGATTCAAAGAAGGGAGTCTTTCGAGGTAAAACTTTCCAAATACAACCAGAAATACGGAATCGATAAATCACTCGATAGATCGGAAATACACCTAACCTTCCTTGTGGACAATCATTATATAATGGATTCAGATTCAACGGATGCTCAACCGTTAGAAAGTTGGCTTAAGGATTGGTTCAGAAACAGAAGAATAGACCGTCTTATAGAATAAAAAAAGTCTTGAGATTTCAAGACTTTATTTTTTTGTAGTAATGTTTGATCTTGTGTAAAAAATGTTTGTTTTGTGTTGTTGGGACTGTGATTCAAAAAACAAGTGAAATATGGAAGCGGACCCTGGTACGAAACCAAGTAAAAAAATTACGGAAAATGACAAAAAAGAAACTAGCAACACTCTGTCTACTGGTGGCGATGTGGCTCAACCCACTAGGATTCGACGCGGCACAATTGATATTGATAAAATTAACAGGTTCCTTATTGAGAGCCAATTTAGTTTTGTATTTCCTTGCACTGTGTTTCTTTGGGCTGTATTTCTACTTTTCGGGAAATAACCCGATTACCGAGGTTAGAGATATTGTCCGAAGCGTCTATGAGGTGTGATTTATAATGTATATATATTAAATCAGTAAATTCAGTTTTATCTCTCTATCCAATGATGATAGGAAATCCCGA